GATGATATTGCGCTGAATCGACAGCACGCCGGAAATGACCAGCATCGCGTTGCGCGCTTCATCAGCGTTGCCGAACTGGACCGACAGGGTGTAATCCGCGTCGTTCAACGGTACCGTCACGATGCCGGCAATCGCGGCCTCAATGATGGTACCGAGGTTGACGTTCATCTTGTCGCCCCAGGTCGAGTCGTTTTCACCATCGGCTTGGAGTTCGATGCGCAGGCGCGGGGAATATGAGCTAGGCATGATGCATCCCTTATTGAGTAACTATTTCAGTCCAGCCCGGCGCAGTCACCGGCAAGATTTCAACCCACGGATCGCCTGAGCCCACTGCACCCAGCGCCATCGTGGCACCACCCAGCGACACATAGGCAGTAGGCGCAAAGCCAGAGAACCCGCTACCGAGCAGACCGCTCATGGCTGGTGGAGCTACGAACGTGCCTGACACCTGCGCGCCGGCCGTAAATCCGGACGGGACTGCACCTGTCAACGGAAAGCCTTCCGTGAACACCGTCATCTTCGGTACCGTGGACGAAATGCTGCCCAGCACGCCCAGTCTGAGGCGCAGACCCGATGGTGCGATCTGGCTGACCTGAATGTTGACCTTCACCACCACGCTGACGGTGGACAGAAAAACCGAAGCAGACAGCCCGGTGGGAGAGGCCTGGCCGATGACACCGCCAACCTGCTGGGAAGCCAGCCCCAGGCGTGCGCTTGCTCCGATAGCGCCAGAAGACAGAGGTCCGAATCCGAGTGGCATGTGCTTCTCCTATTTCAGCGACCACACACGCACCCAATCTATTTCCATAGCGTTGGCGCTGCCTTGCGGCGTATTGACAGGATCAGGCACGCCAGCCGTCTGGCCAACATAGCCATACCAGCCGTCGATGATGATGAACATGGGCTGGTTGTACCAGCCGTTGTGGTTGTAGGTGGAGAACAGCACACCGTCGAAGTAGAGCTTGACGGTGGTGTTATCCCAGTGGAAGCCCCAGGTGTGCCACGTGCCGGAGAACGGCGTGGGCGACGGGAAGCCGCCACCCAGCTTATCTTTCCACTTCTCGCCGCCATTGAGCGTGAAGTCGCCGATGCCGCCGCCCTGGTGCCACAGCGTGTAGGTCCAATCGGTGAACTGATACTGGGCGTTGGCGTAGTAGCCGTCGTTGACACCATAGGCTTCCATGATGTCGATCTCTTGCTGGTTCGGGCCATTGTTGAACAGCCAGAGCGCCGGGAACAAGCCCTTGCCGCGCGCCAGCTTGGCACGGAACTCAAGGAAGCCAGTCAGCATTTGGAAGCCGCCAGCGCCGACCGAAGACAGCTCGTTGCGGTAGAACTGATTCTGCGGGTCCGAGCCAGAGCCGCTGGTGAAGTTGGGCAGCGACGTATCCTGCTGTGCCCACATGCGCAACACGGAGCGCGTCACGCCGCCGCCATCCACATAGGTGGTGGTGTCGTAGTTGACCTTGGCGCTCGGGTGCCAATTCTGCACCCACACGTTGGTGTTCACATTGGAGCCGGCGAACTCATCGGCGAACGTAATCGCGCCGTAGGTGGTCGTGGTGTCCAGTATGTTGCCCGCGCTGTCCAGAATGTAAGGCCGCGCCGTGGGCGGAGGGGTCGTGCCGCCACCACTGGTCTGCTGCAACTGCTTCAGCGTTTTGGCATAGGTTGCCGCCAAATCGAGAAACACATACTTGGTACCGGCACCGAAGTTCACGAGGCCGTTATTGTTGGACGAGCGCAGTACCGTGGTGCGCGCCACCTTGTTGCCTGCAGAGTAGGTGTACAGACCGATTTCCCAGGCGCCAGTCGGATTGCCGAAAGCGTCAACCGCTTCGATGCAGCCGTAGAACGTGTCGTTGACATTGCACACGTCGAGGAAGCGCTGATAACCGACCAGCGCACCGGCCAGGGCCAGACTGCCGGTTCCGGTGTCCGTAGTGGTTTCCTTCACCCGATCGGCTATCACCAACTGCGGCGGAGGCGCAGTGCCGCCGGTGCTGGCGTTGGGCACCAGGGCGTAGTCGATGTGCTGCCAGCAGCGCACATAGTCGATCTGCAGCGCATTGCTGCTGCCGGTGGTAGTCGTGCCGTCAGGCGTACCGGACAGGCCACCAAATCCCACCTGGGCGTCCAGCAGCATCTTGTCAAAGCCTGCCTGCATCGTCTTGGGCACAACACCAGAAACCGCCGAGCCGTCGAAGAAGAACTGCACGCCGTTGGCGTCGTAGCGCACGCCGTAGACATGCGAGGACGCCGACAGATCGGAGCCGTTGCTGTAGTCGAGCACAGCCGCGCCGCAGTAAAAGCGCGGGGTCAGATCGACCGTCACAATCGAACCTGGTGTGACGACCACGCTGGTGCCGTCCAGGTTGAACTGATTCACGAAACCAGCGCCGATGGTGTAGGAAGTCGTGGCCGTGGTCGTGGCCGAGCCACACCAGACGATCTCGCCGGTAGTGCCGTCCGGCTTGGTGACGGGCACGCGGTACAGGGTGCCGGACACGATGGGGGCGCCTATCACATTACCGAGCAGCCACTGACGCACCACCCGGTGAGCGATGCCAGCCTGCATCAGCGTCGACGTCGCCTTGTTGTACAGCGTGCCGTAGGTGTCGTTGTCGTAGGCGTACCAGATCGAGCGGGCGATGCCACTGGCGGCTTCCAGGGTCAGGAACCGCGCCACGTAAGCCGCGCGCTGCGTGTCGTTGGCGCCGAACGGATCGCTGGTCGTGTTCCAGCTATGCTCCGTGTCCCAAATCTCGCCAGTCACGCCGCGCGTGGCCATCACTGACTTCACGTTGGTAATCAGCGTGGTGATGGCTTCCGGGTTGGTGAACAGATACCCATGGAAGTTGACCACGTCGATGTAAGGTGCACCGCCAGCAGCAAAGAAACCGTCCAGCCACGTGTGGGCGTTGGTGCCCTGCGGCGACGGCGAAAGCACGATGCCGCCTGCATTGCGGATGATGGGCGCCGCCAAGCGCGCCATATTCACCATCTGCGCCGTTGTGCCGGTCCAGAAGTTGGACGCGTTGGGTTCGTTCCACAAGTCCCAGTACTTGATCTGGTTCTTGTAGCGCGCCACGATAGCCGTCACAAATGCGGTCCAGGCTGCATCCGTCGGAGCGTTGGTGGCGCTGCCAGTCACCCACAGCGGCACATACCCGAACGCATAGACAAGGTCTACGCCAGGGTGCGACGCGGTGTCATTGACCAGCGCATCAAGGTTGTCCCAGGTGTACACACCGGACGACGGATTCAAGTCGGTCCAGGCCACGCCAGGGCGCGCGGTAATGATGTTCATCCACGCATCCCAGGTGCGCTGGGTACCGAACGCGATCTGCGGATAGCCGTTCAGAATCTGCGACGACAGGTGCTGCCCGAAGAACTTTTCGGTAATGGCAGTCGACTGCTGGGTAATCGTCTCGACGTGGAACTGCTTGAAATAGATGGCACGATCAGACGTCGGCACGCCGCCCCAGTTGTACCAGCCGTAATCCCAGCGGAAATCTTGGAGCTGGTCCGGGTGGCAGTTGGGGCCGGTGTGCGCGATCCACGGCTGGCCATTGAAAGTCACATTGCAGAAGCCCTGACCGCCAAACTGGGGCGGCCGATCGTCTGCAAAGAAGTCAATCACAATGGTGTAGTAGACACCCGACGTCACCGTCTGCCGTGTGAAGTTCGTGGCCACATAGCCGTTGGGGCCGGTGCTGTTGTCCCAGGTGAAGCTGCCCGGCCAGGAGGTCGCGTTCATCGCGCTGGTCGGATACAGGATCGAGAAGAACAATTGGTTGCCGGTCATATTGACGGCATTGGACGCGTTGCTGAACTGGCCGGGCTTGGGATAGCCCTTGGTCTGCCAGCACAAGCCGTCGCCATTCAGCCCCATGTTGAAGTCCCAGCTCGGATCGAACTTGAACTGCAGGGTGACTTTGTAGCGCTTGTAGAGCTGAAACTGGAAGACGCTGGCCTGCGTGCGCTGCCCGTACAAATTGGGATCAATTGCGTTGCCGCGCACCAGGAACTTGGCCACAGGCGCACCAGCGTCGGTGGTCTTGGTAATCCACGGCGATACGCCGGCATTACTGATCGGCGTGCTGTCCTGGTTCGAATACAGCCAGTCGTGCAGGTCCGGTTGGCCAGTGGTCGTATTGATCCACGGCGTGCCGCCGTCAAAGTTATAGCTGCGCAGGACGCCACCCATCAAGCGGGTGTAGGGCGTGGTCACGCTCTGCGTAGTCAGCGCCGCGTAGGGCGCCTTCTGCGGATACACGCCCATCTGGTAGCGAATGGGCTTGCTGTTGGTGTCACCCCAATAGCCGGTGCGTTTGTAGTTGATGTCGCCGGGGTAGGCCACCATCAGATCAATCTCCGGCACGTAGGTACCGGAGTTGTCGTCATGGTTCAACAGGGTCAGCTTGGGTACCACGCCTTTGCTGCTCGGCAGTTTGGCGCTCACTTCAATGTAGCCGTACTTCTGGCCGAAACCGCCCGTGACCAGCGAAGAATCACTGCTGATGTCACGCTGCACAAAGCCGGTAGCCGGCCACACCTTCAATGCGCCGGCAGTGACTTGGTAGTTTTTGCTGGTGTCGTCAGACGTATTGTACAGCCGCGGCACCCAGTTGTCGGTGTCCAGTCCCTGGGCATCGGAGTGCGTGTAGCCGCCGGAGAACTCGTCCTTGAACGTAAATTGGTACAGCGCAGCATTCTGCCCGACAGGCGCCGGCTGGTTTGCGATCTTGTTGTCCAGTATGCGCGCGCAGTACTGGGAGATCATGTTGTACGTGGTCTGGTTCGGGTGATACCCGTCCGGCACGTAGAAGGTGATGGGGGTCTGCGTGAAATACACAGCAGACCATTGGTACAGGTCGATGCAGCCCACGCCCAGGGACGAGGCCAAGTTGCGCATGATGCCGGCATGGTTGGCCGGGTTGCCCTTGGACGGGTCCACCTGATGACAGGTCTCGAACACCACCGTCTTGCCCGCGGCCACAGCCTGGGTATACATGGTGTTCAGGTTGGTCTGGTACTGCGAGGTCGAGATCGCGTTGGCGTCGTTGAAGCACAACGCAATGATGACGACTGTCGCATTGGTGTTGGCCATCTGCGTGGCCCAGGCCGGATGCACACCGTCGGTACCGGCCAATGCCTTGGTGGTGTCGTTGCTGTTGACGCCTTCGTTACGGATGGTATGGCCGGGCAGGAGCGCCTGCACACCTGCCGGAACAGGCACAGGCACGCGGCCGCCGCCCTGGCCGCCGTCGTAGCCGTAGACGAATGAGTCGCCGTACCAGTCGATAGTCGCCATCTACAGCACCTGCCATGCGCGAACGTAATCAATCTGCATCGAGTTGCCGATGCCCGTAGGCGTGCTGCCGGCGACCGGCGTGCCATTGCTGCCGCCGTTGAACCAGACGGACAGCAGGATGTACATGCGCGAAGCAAAGGTCGCGCTGACTTTGGGGCCGAGCGCCACGCCATCGAAATAGAAAGTGAAGCCGTCGGAATCCCACTTCAGACCATACACATGCGACGCCAGCGACAAATCCGGCACGGTGGCGTAGGTGGTCGCCTGGTAGCTCGCTACCGTCGTCAAGTCATCCGAGTTGATGCGCGCCGTGAAGTTGATGGGATGGAAGCTGCTGGTGGCGTAAGTCGGCGTCTGGCCAGACTGGGTCTGCACAATCGTGGCGCCGGGATGGCTGGCCGTGTCGTGGTTGTACAGCCAGAACGAGGCGTTCACGCCCAGGCCGATCGGCATCTTGACCTTGGCTTCGACATAGGACTTGGGATTCAGGTAGAACTTGCCGTCCGTGTCGATGGTACGGTTCACGAAGCCGGTATCCGGCCAGATGTTGAGCACGCCGTTGGCCACACTGAAGTTCTGCACCGGGTCGTCGGTCTGGTACCAGATAGCCTTGTTCCAGATGGTAGTGTCCAGGCCCGAGCCGTTGAACTCTTCGGCGAACAAGGGAGACGCCGCGAACAAGGACGGGTCCAGGCCGAACGGGCTGTTGGAGGAAGACGTGCCGGACGATTGGAACAGCTTCACTTGCGCCGCCGTCAGGTCGATGAAGACCCGCTTGACACCGGCAGCAAAGTTGACCGCGGCTCCGTTGTTGGACGAAGAGGTCACAGACGTGCGCGTAATCGTCGAAACCGCGGAATAGGTATAGTGGCCGCATTCCCACGCCCCGGTCGGAGCGCCGTTGGCGTCCACGGCCACGATGGTGCCGTAGAACTGATCGCCGATGGCGCACACGGAAGCGAAGGAGCGGTAGGACGAGACAGCACCGGCCAGGGAGATATTGCCGGTGCCCACGCTGGTGGTGGTTTCCTGAACGCGGTCTTCAATGATTTCAGCCATGAGCAGGCTCCGTTACATAAGCGGGGTTGATTTCCAGCCGCTACCGAGAGTCGCCTGCCCGTCCGAAGTGAACGTGTTCAGTGCGCCGGATTGTACCCCAAATTGGTTCTTGACTGCAACAACAGAACCGAGCTTGCCTGTCATGCGCAAGTCCCAGTCCAATACAACATTGACAAAGCGCGTGTACGGGCCGCCCGTGGCGATGCCCAGCACGGTGCTGCATTGCACACCGTCCAGCGTGAGATTGGCGACACCCGACGCCAGGGGCGAGCCAAGCGCGCCGGCCGCTTGGATGCCGGCCAGGGTGATGCCCGCTTTACCCGCAACCGTGGCGCTGCCAACGCTGCCGGCGGCCGACACACCGGCCAGGGTGGTATTAGCCGTACCGGACTGGGTAGTCGCACCAACTGCACCTGCAGCCGACAGGCCCGCCAGGGTGACACCGGCCTTGCCTGCCTGGGTTGTGGTACCAACGCTGCCAGTGGCCGACAAGCCGGTAACAGGTACCGTGACGCTGATGCCAGCGATGACCGTGCCAAGCGATGCGGTAGCGGACAAGCCAGACAAGGTGACATTGGCTGCACCGCTCTGCGTGGTCGTACCTACGCTGCCGGTCATGCCAAAGCCGGTCAGCGCCGTACTGATGTTGACCCCGGACGTGGCCGTGCCCACCGAGCCGGTAGCCGACAGGCCAGTGAGCGCTACGTTGGCTGCAGCCGAGACCGTGGGCGTGCCTACCGAGCCAGTCGCCGACAAGCCAGTCAGCGTGACATTGACACCAGAGCTGGTAGTAGCCAGCGTGGTGGAGTCAGGTATGCCCCAAATCTGGTACGGGTTCCACAGCAAAGAGCGCACTTCGGCGTCACCCAAGCAGCGGTCCCACACCGCGAACGAACCGATGTCGCCACCAAAACCGTTGTTCCAAGCTGAGCCGGTGTAACCAGCACCGACCGCTATAGAACCGGACACAGCGGCCGTAAAAGTGCCCACGGAAGCGTTGGATGCGCTGGTGACGTCGTTGGTATCGAGCCGGCGAGCCCAGGCGGTATAGGTGGTGCCTTGCACCGTAAACACAGCCACATACGGCACGCCCGTAACCAGGCTGACGTTGGCGCCATAGTTGGCCACGCCGCCCAGGCCGAAAGTCAGCGACGTGGTGCTTTGGTAAAGGCGCCAACCCTTGGAAGTCGTATTCTCGCCGCCATTGGATATCAGCACGTTGGCGCCGGTCGTGGCATTGGCGATGAAAGTCACCATCCCCGACAAGGGCAGGGATGGGATCGACGCGAACCCAGGATATTGGATTACCTGGACATTGGTTGTGTTGTTGGCTGTGCTGAAGGCAACGACTTTGCCGTGCCTATCGACCGACGTAGCCGGCATGCCAGCACCGGGCATCGTGGCGCCCACGCGCCCCGCGTTCTTGAGCCACGCGCTTTCATAGACTATCGCGCTGGCCGCCACCAGCCCTTTGCTGATGGATGAATGCTGCCGCAGCGGCGCGCTTGATGGCGGCTGCTTTTGGTACGGAAGTAGCTCTGCGTGCCGCGGGTTGGTCATGGATCAGGTGTAATAGACTTTCTCGCTCGTGACAGCAGACGAGGAAAAAGCGATACCAGATCGGTTTTCGATAATGATTCCCCAGGTATGCGGGATCGAGCCGCCGCACGCGGCCTTGAGCGAAAACGAGCAGGCAGCGGTAATGGCCGACGTCGGCGTAGGCAAGACGCCACCCAGGGCAAACGGATGCGGCGAAGCCAGCGTGATGGCCGCATCCGACGAAGTGGCGTTGCCGTCCCAGGTGGTGCCCGAGTCCTGGCTGTTCTTGACCCAAATGAACACACACGACGGCGACGCAATGGTGCCCGAAGCCAGTGTGACTTTCACCGTGATGCGGTAATCATCGACGTTGAGGGTGTTGTCCGACGTGACCGAGGCTGACTCCCTGGCCGAGCCAGAAGCCAGCGCGCCGGGGGTGATGGTGATGGACTGTGACGCGTATTGAATAGCCATGATTAAGCAGCCAGTGCGTTGATGACGTCGTTCTGGTCGCAGAGCGCGCCGAACACCGAACTCGTGCTCGCGGCGCCGTCGACCGCAGAAAACAGCACTTCGAACCGAGTGCCGGCGCGCTTGGCCACAGCAGTGAGGTTGGTCACCGTCTGGCCGCCCGCGGCAAATATCGCCGTGAAGCCGTTGCGGATGTTCGACTTGGTAGCGTCAATCGCGCCCTGGATCAACGCCATATAGGCATTCTGCTTGGCCACGGTCAACGCCGTGAACTCAGACCACACGATGGCGGTGTTCAACTCATCGACGGTGATGAGCGGGCGCCACAGCATTGTCGGACTTGCCGGCACGGTGTTGTAGTAATTAGCTACGCCAACCCAATCGCTGTTGGCGATCATCGTGGCCACGCCGGGGTTGGTGTTCAAGTCAGCTTTGAAGGTCTGAAGCTGTGCAGCGGTGAGGTTGCTCATATTGTTCTCTCAAGGCGGAAGCACGTTGGTCCAGCGGGTAGGCTGGGAAGGATCAGCAGCAGTGTTCGTGTGGTCAGGCGTAAAGCTGGGCATCACGCCAAACAACGGCAGTTCCACATGCACGCCACGCGCCGGGGCCATTATCATGGCCGGCAAACTAATCGGAATTCCACGGACTACCGGAACAGGGATCGTAACCGGGCCTACAAACGCCGTGGCGGCCACGCCGCTGGGTGTAACACTGGCAGTGCCGGTCACAGTGAGCGCGCCAACAGCCGTGTTCGCCTGCACACCGGACGCCGAAACAAGCGTGCGTATGGCCGTGGAAACGGTAACCGAACCCAGCGCGCTGGTGGCAGCCAACCCGGTAATCGTCACACCGGCCTTGGCCACAACTGTCGTCGAACCCACGGCGCCGGCGCCGAACACACCGCTCACAGGAACTGTCGTAGCCGACGTATTCTCCCTGATGGCGAAACCGACGATATGGTTGGCCACGCCATCCGTGCTAGTCCAGTTCAGCGTAAAGCCATCGGTATCGAACGAAGACCAATAGCCAACCGACACGAGGTTGGTTACCCCCGTCTCGTCGCGCTTGATATACACAGCTTCATCGGAAAAGCCCTGCAGCGGCATGGTAGTCGACGAACTGCTCGATGGTATCCAGTGACAAGTAGAACCCGTCACAGTCGCCGTGGCCGCGCCAGTCAGTAAATGGTCACCCGTGCGTATCAACGAATTGGATGCGCTCTGGCCGTTGGAGAACATCACGATGGCCTGCGGCTTGAAACCAACCCCTGTCACAGCTTGCAGGCCATTGGTGGTTCGCCCGCTGAAGTTGAACACGTTGTAAACCGCCGAGCCGCCCAGCGCAACGTAGCCATAGATGGCCGCCGTCGCCGGGGCCAAGTCCCACGAGAGACTGAATCCGTCCGCATCGAATGACGAAATATCTGCCGTCTGGTTGAACGCACTGCTGCTAATCATCGCAGCCACCTTGTCGGTGCGCTGAAACGAATGCACGGGTGACGGGTTGTTGCCCTCGCAGTAAAAGCCGGTCGTTGCGCGGGCGCTGGTGGATGTCGCCATACCGACCGCCCAGTGCGACTCGTTTTGCGAGGTGGTAGTGGTATTGGTGGCGTCGCGCGAAAACAGGACCAACGACGGTTGAAATCCGACGCCGGTTACCGACTGGGTAGCGCCAGACGTGGTGGACGAGTTGAACGTGCCGACCTTGGCCGACACATCGGTACCACCGACGGCGAAGTAGTAGATATCTACCGTCAGCGCCGTGACGACATTGACCGTGAATCCATCGGCATCCATGGACGTAAAGTCGAGCGCCACGCGCGCAGCGCCGGTGGGCGCAACGTCCCACGCCAAACAACGGTTGGTGTAAAAGTGCTGCTGCTGTACCGGCGACGTACTGCAACGAACGCCCGTGCTGGTACACCACCTCGCGGTGGAAGACGTAGCACAGCCGAACGCCCGTCGCAGTTCGTTACCGGAGTTATTGGCCAACTCGTGGCCCCAAAAGAAAACCAGCTTCGGCTGAAAGCCGACGCCGGTAATCGCCTGCGCCCCGGTCGAAATGTTGACAGTGAACTTGCCAACCTTCGTCGACGCCATGCGTGGCCCCTAATCAGGCAATACGGATCAACGCCGTGCTGCTGCTGTTGGTCGGCATGGTGACCACGAAGTCGCCCGCGGTAGCCGTCTTGTCCGCGCCGAAGTCCAGCACGCAAACGGCCTTGTTGGACTTGGACGAGTTGTAAATCAGGGCGCCGCGTGCGGTGATGGACACCGTGCTGAAGGTCACGTTCGACCATTGCACATAGCCGGTGGTACCGGACGTGAGCGGGTCGATGTTGGTCATGCTGTTGCCGGCCGCGGTGTAGTTCGTGCCCGACGTTTCGCCGGTCGCGGTGTACGCCGTGGTGGTGGCATCCAGGGTAGCCGAGTTGGTGTACAAGGCCATCTTGAAGGTGTCGCCCGACGTGGTCTTGATGAGGTGCGTGCCGTTCAAGAGTTCGCCCTTGAAGCTGGTGCACATGAATGATCCGGTGAAAGCGATGATATATCCCCTTGCGCAGCACTAGGCCGCATCAACAATAGAGAAAGGGTGGTGTACACGCTTTGCAGCGAGATACGCTTGGTGGGCTGCTTCTGGTGTGTCAAACACGCCCAAATAGACCACCTTCCCTTCGACAGTAATACGCGCCCTGAACTTCTTGTTGGCGGGTTGGACCCCCAGCAAGCCAGTCTTGTTGTGCTTCTTGGCCTTGTGCAGATTCTGCTTATTCTGCCCATCGGTCACATCGCGCAAGTTGGCAATGCAGTTGTCAAACGGGTCGCCGTTGATATGGTCGATCTGTCCTTTCGGCCAGCGCCCATGCACATAGAACCAAGCCAACCTATGTGTGCGATACGCCTTGCCGTCGACAGAAACCATATACCGGCCATCAGGACGAAGATAGCCAGCTTCATTACCCACCACAACCTTTTTTCCGGTCTTGGCGATCCAAACGAAGCGCCCCGTTTCAAGGTTGTAGTGCAAAACTTCTTTGAGTCGTTTGAGAGTCAATGCCACGCTCACTCTCCAACAGTGGTGGAAGGACGTCGCATATTGGTGCTGTAGGCGTCTTCGCGTTGTTTGCTCTCGCCCAGGTTGCGCAGGAGGTTGAGTGCCTGTGCATACTGGTCGTCGTAGATTTGCTGCTGCTGCGCTTCGCCTTTCAGGAAGCGATATCCCTCCGCGATGACGCCGTAAAGCATCACACTCGGAAAGTTCTTGGACACCCAGCTCTCACCGCCGCTATCGACGATCGACGCCGGGTAATAGAAATAGTGAAGCTCAACCCCATACGCCTTGTCCGGCGTGGGGCCGATAATCAAGGTGGTGGAGTTGAATTGACCGTACATCTTGGGCAGGCCCTGTATCGTCGGATTTGGATATACCTCACGCACCATGTTCACGTCCTTGTTCATCAAGTACGTGTACTCGCCGGTGGTGTTGTCCAGCATGGCCAGCGAATAGACCGACAAGAAGTCCACCGGAACGGTCAGGTAACGGCTGCCCGCATCGCAGGAGCCAACCGAGTTCTTGCGCAGCGCCGGCAGTTGCACTTCGTTGTAGACGCGGTTTTCCACCATCTTGACGAAGACAGGGATATTGGCGACGAACGTAGGCTCGCTGTTTTCCAGGTAATCCTGCAGGTACTGCTTGATTTCGTCGTAAGTCATTGGATCACCACCGTCACGGTACCAACCTGCGCTTTGGCCTCAATCGACCACACCGGATTCCAGCCCCAGGTAATCGCCACCAGCCCAGGCGCATTCTTGTTGTCCGGGCGCGGCGTCCTGAGCGTCATGGCATCGCCAGAAATAGCAGGCGAAAACCAGCGCGGATTGTCCGGCTCCCAGCACGACGGGCACACCAGCCACCCGGTTTGCTTGCGCGCGACAACGAGGGGTTTGAGTTCCAGCAGCTTATACGTCAAGCCGCAGCGGTCGCACAAACCCTTCGCATATTTGCCGGACGCGTAAATGCTCATACCCGTCCAATCTTAGGCACGATGACGGTCGTGGAACGATCCCGGTCTTCCATGGAAGCGTTGCCAAACAACTCGTCGTAGTCCGCCTTGAGGTTCGCCGTGTAGGGCGTACCTTCGGGCACCTTCATGGAAATGTAATAGGCCAAGCCGGCGACCAGGGCCGGCACAAACCGAAACGGCACGTCCATGGTCTGTGAGCCAGGCGCCGACGCGTCGTGGATGCGACGCAAGCGCCAGCCCACCAGGACGTAATTGTCGTTGTCAGGGACCGGCCACAAGGTCATCACCGGATAGGGCGATATGCGCTGCACCATCACCTGCGTCGGCCGGCCGGTGGCGTTCTTGTTCACCAGAGCGTTGTACTGCGGGACCGATACGCGCACCAACGGCACGTCGGTCTGGCTGGTCAGCCCGCTGTTGGTGCGCAGCGCGAAGTCGAGCATGTCGATCGTGTCAGCCGGCAGTTGATAACCAGCCAGGCCTGCAACCAGCGGGATCGTGCCCTGATCCAGCGTCCACATGTTGATGCCGCGGTTGGCCCACTCCATGGTCAGCAGATTCAAGCTGCGCCGGGCCGTCTTGTAGTCGTAGCCGGTCTGCATCATCCGGTTGCCGCCGGTGGCGCGCTCGAACGCTTCTTCGACGAGATCAAACAGGTCGAAGTTGACGGAAGCCGTGGTTGACGCGGTCATTCTGCCCCCATGGACGCGGTATAGGCTGCGTCACGTTGTGCGATGGGGTTGAACCCCATGGCGAAGATAGGTGCGCGTGGCAGGCTGCCCAGGCCGTACGAATTGCCTTGGCCCGCCGCTGGTACGGACTGCGACCATTGCGGCGGCTGCGGCAGCGGCGCTGGCTGCTGGCTTACATTGCCGGCGTTTTCCCAGCTCGCGCGGGCTTCGTCCAGGGTAGGAAGGTGGTAATAGTCCACACCGCTGTTGAGCGTGCCGTTACCCACCTGCGCGTTGTAGGCGGCCACCTGGCCCATCGTCCAGGTGTTGTTGGGCACCTTGTTGGGGTCGAACGGGCCTTGGCCCCAGCCACCAGACGGACCTACTTGCTGCTGGGCCTGCTGCTGTTGCTGCGGCATCTGGCCAACAAACTGGGCCGTCGAAGTCGAACCGTTGCTCCAAGGCGTGAACGAAAAGCCTTGCGTGCCGTTGGCATACATCTGCCCCGGCTGCTGGCCACCCATGCCGCCTTGCGAATTGGCGTAATCGAAAAGCGAAGAGAGCGGGGAGCCGTTTTGGCCAAGCCCCCCGTACAGGCCGCCCATGCCGACCCCTTGCTGCTGGGTGTCGGAGTACGGCATGAAACCGAGCTTGCCGGCGGTTCCATAACCGCCGAGCCCGCCCAGCATGCCGCCCAGGTTGGCCAGAGCGCCCATATCAGCAGCCCTTCACCTTGCCGCCCTTCTTGAACGGCATCGCCTTGCCGCCGGGTGCCGGTGCTTTGGGCATCATCGGTTTCGGTGCTTTCGGACCTTTGCCGGGTGCCATCGGCGGCATCGGAGATTTCACTTTGCCACCGGCTGCCATTTTGACGCAGCCCATACCGCGGGATTTCATCATGATGCTTCCTTCAGGTGTAGAAGATGGTGACCGACGTGGTAGTCGTCAGCGTCACATAGGGGTCGCCGAGCGACAACACGCCAGCGCTGGGGAGCAGCATGTACGTCGTGCTGCCCGAATTGGTATCGACCTTGATGATCTCGGTGCCGGACGAACCGCCGTCCTTGATCGACACAGACCCAGCCGTTGCCGTCGGGGCGAAATAAATCGCCTTGATACGGCAACGACCGTTCGTGCCCATGGCGCCGGTGGCCGTCAGGTTTTTTGAGCGAACATCGGTGTCCATGGATCACCTATTACGGCAGGTTGCCAACGGAGCCATCCGCATTGCGCACCGAGTAGAGCAACGTAATGGTCGCCGCGCCAGCCGTGGCTGCAGTGCCGGTCTGGTTGTACGTGGCGTAGACCGTGATGTCGCTGGTGCCCACGTTGGCCATGGTAGACAGCGACATGTTGGTGGTGGCCAGCCGACCGGCCGAGCTGACGGAGGTGGCGGTCATCAGTTGCGTGCCACCAGAAGCCGTGCCCAGCTTGATGGTGTTGGTGGTGGCGGCATTGAAGGCAGTAGTCACGTCCACATGCATGGTGTGAATCTGCGCGCCGGCCGGAAGAGTGAACAAGGGGGTGGAAGTGCCATCAGCCGCAAAGGCGATGGCATTCGTTTGCGAGACGACGATTGCACCCATGTTGGCACCGGAGCCGCTTTTCGCAGTACCGAGCAGGCCGCCGCCCAAGTGAGAGAAGAATCCCATGATATTCCTTTGTCTTTAGAAAAAAGCCCCTGGGATCACCAGGGGCTAACCGTGGGCGTGACCCAAATATCACCCAACAGGAGAGACAGTTGACGGATCAGGTCGAACCGGCCGAACCCCAAATCGCCAGCGGGTCGGACCAGCCGAAGCTGTAGCGCTCGCGGGACTTGTACCGCACGTTGCCGGTATCGAAGTCGCCGTCCATGCCGGTCTTCAGCGCGACGCGTTGGAACATCTTCAGGCCGTTGGGCACATCGGTTGTCAGGAACCAGGCGTTGGTGTCGGTCAGCCAGTGGTTGATGGCATAGCCGCCGGGGATCACGCCGTTGCTCTTGATGGCGTTGACGTCGTTGTCGTTGGTACCGACGCGACCTTCAGTCTTCAAGAGGCGGGTGGCCACGAACTGCAGGGCCGGGGGCAGGATCAACTTCTTCGGCTTGGCCGCGATCAGCAGGCCGCGCTCATCGGTCCAGGCAGCGATCTGGATGACAGCGGCTTCCACCGCGGTCTCGTTCAGATCAACGCCGGTCGAAGGCTTGTTGGCGTTGGTGCCGCCGGCCACGGTGGGGTGGTCAGTGGCGCACAGCGACTTGCCGTCGCCGCCCAGGTAGCTCGAAGAGAAGGCGTTGTTCAGCACGGAGGCTGCTTTCACCTGCTTGGTGTAGGCCATCGAGCGGGCCAGCGCTTTGGTGTAGCGGGAAGCCAGCGACTCGTAGAGGTTGTCTTCGATCGCTTCTTCGGTCAGGGCGAAGCCCAGGGCGATGGTCTCGTGCGTGTAACGCGCAGTCCATGCTTCCTGCGCGTTGTCGTAGTCGATCGCCATGCCTTCAGTCTTGGTCCCGGCCATGCCGAAGCCAGACAGCTTGGTTTCTTCTTCGAACGAGCGATCCGACTTCTCGATATCGAAGATTTCCTTGTGCTCTTCGCCGTACTTCTTGTACTCCAGGCCGAACAGAGCGTTCAGGCCGGGGACCAGCTCCTTGAGAGCCTGTGCGCGTGAAATTGCCATGATTCAGGCTCCCTATTAAGCGCCAGTCGCGTTTTGATACGCGTGCACGCCTTGATTGAACTTCACATACACGTCGGTATAAGTATCACCGGCCGTGGATGCGCCATTTTCCAGCATGTCGACGATGCGAACAGCCAGGGTGTTGGTGGTTGCGATCGAGGCCGACACCAACTGAATCTTGCTGTTGCCGGTGGTGGTCGATTGCGCCGAGAAATTGCCCAGCGGGGCATTCTTGCCGATGTTGGAACGCGCAACAGCGCCGTCGGCTTGGACCAGGAACAAGCAATCCGGGTCGTCCACCACCTTGATCCACACGTTGAGATAGCCATTGGTGATGGCGTTGGCCGGCAAGTACTGCGCATGCTGCTCGCCGAAGCCGGGAGGCGTGTAACGCACACCGACGCACACGCCAACCGGGGTATTGCTGTTGGCGGTGGTAGTCGGAGTGGCGGTCACGGCCGTAGGCTGGCCGCTTGCAATGTTGACGAGGTCGCCATTGAAGATGCCAGCAGAGCTGTTGGTGGTCATTTTGATTTCGCGGATTTGGCCCGCGAACTGTTGACCGCCAATCAGCTTGACGGGTTTGAGCCCGTACGGTGCCGAAGTCAGTGCCATTTCCTACTCCTTGTAAGTCACCGGCAGGTGCTTACTCGCCCTTGCCGAAATTTCCAGTTGTGGTCTTGCTTTTCGATTCTTTGAACAGGGGCATACGTGCATCCTGTTCCTTCATCAAGTTCTGGTCGACCGACTGCTGCTGTTGCTTCGTCATGCGATCGAAGTGCGCTTTGCGCTGCTCCATCATGCGACGCGGCGCCTTGCACAGCAGGAGCCCACCAATTTCGATGAAATCCTTGTACTTGCCGGACTTCACGCCAGTCATGTGCGGCTGCTCCGTTGCCGGGACAGGTTCAAACCCTTCGCGGCGCTTGGCACTGACATTCACCGGATCGTCGTCCCCCAGGAGGGAGACACGCACCCAGCGATAAACGTAATCCGGGTCTTGTTCCGGCTCCGGCAAAAGCGACGGAGGGGTCCAAGTCAATTCTTCACGAGCGTCTTCTTGACGCCCCCCTTGTTGCGGCCGCGGATCGCGGTTTTGGGCTTGCGTCATGATTGCGCTCCTTTGTTCAATTTGACCCATTCACGCGCGTATTCCTCAAGGCTTACCCCGAGGCGTTCGGCCGTTTCAACTTGGGTCTTGGTCAGCACTACCTTGTTCGGGTTGGGGTTCCCAGTCGAGACACGCTTGACAGGGGCAACCGGCGCGGTAGCGGATTTTGATCGTGGGGCGAAGGTGCCGTCCTTGTTACGCGGCGGGGCCGCAGAATCGGTGTCGTCCCACTCGTATTCCGGAAAGCGGCGACGCATCGTAGCGTCGACTTCCTGGTAATACTTTTCGGCGTCGCGGCGGGGGTCAACCCCGGCGCGCGTAAGGCGTTCGTGCACTCCCCATGCGGCTGCCGTCATTTCCGGGTCAGTGTTCCACCACGGGTTTTCCGACATCCACTGCTCTGCGCGGGGGTCGGCCGCGGGGGTCGACTGTTGCGTGGCAGGAAGGTGTTGCTCGGAATCTACACCACGCTCTTTGGTTTGTAAAGCCCCAAGTTGAACTTTTTGTTTGGCCTGCGCCGCCCAGGCCAAAGCCTGACTTTCCTTGTTCTTGGCTTCGGACAGTTTTTCAGCCGCATCCGTCACCTTGTCAGGGTCACCCGCGTCATAGGCCTGACGGTACGCTGCCTTGGCCGCGGCTACCGCCGCCTGGGCCGCCTTGACGGTGTCGTCCGCATAGGCCGCTTCGCCATAGGTGTATTGGCGCTGCACGAGCTGACTGCGGCGAATGGCCTCCTGCGCCACCCGTTCCAGCTCGGTAGCCCGGCGTTCCGCGGCTTCGCGCGCGCGGCGCTCGTCGTGTACGGCGCGCTTGACCTCGTTGATGCGTTTCTTGACTTTTTCGCTATATTCTTCAGCGTCGGCGTCGGCATCGTCGGCGAGCACGTCCTTCGCCAGCGGCTTGCGATTGCGATCTTCAGCCGGGGTGTCATCGACAACCTCGATCTCGAACTTGCCCGGCTGTTCCAGGTTGACTTCGACTTCGTCGTCCTGGTTTTGATTTTCAATGCCCATGGCGTTTTCCTTTACAGACGGCGGTAGAGGGACGGGTCAGTGACCACGCCCAGAATGGAGTCGTCATTCAACAGACGAAACTCGCGCTTGCCAACGTAAAACCGTTGGCCTTGGTAGGGTGCAATCAGCACATAGTCGCCCACCTTGCAGTACGGGCCGCTGGGGAAGCGGCTGGCGTCCTTGTAGGCGTCCGGTCCCATGTCGATCACGGCGCCCACCACTGACATCACCTGCTCATTGCGCTTGGTTTCATCGGTCTTGATGATGATGCTGCCGGTGTAGGTGTCATCCTGGTCCGGCAACGCAATCAACAGCTTGAAGCCGCAGGGATGGGGCATGGCGTCCTCCATTTCCTGATCGGTCAACTCACGTTCCGGTGCTTTTTGTTCCTTGACCGGCTGCAGCTCGTATTCACTGCCGCCGAAATTCAAGACGCGACCTTCGTCACTCATTGCTTCTCTCCTTAGATCATTTCGCGCGTGCGGCGCACCAGAGCGCGCACGTTGTCTTTCACTTCATCGCCGGCGTATTCCACCGCCATGTAAATCTGGTCCAGCATGGCGCCCAAGGCGCCCGACGGTACCGGCATGGCGTAAGTGGCGTCTTCCGCAGCGGCTTCTTCGCCGGCCGGGTTCTGCACCGGGAAGAACACGTTTTCCGGTGCGATCTGGTCCAGCGGCGTATCGAAATCTTCGGCACTGGGGGCAGACGTGCTGCCGTCTGCCACTTGGCGATAACGGATTTCAGTCGGTGCGCCAGCATCCTTCACGATCAGTTTCGTTTCGGCCTGGACCTCGCTCACGGCCGCAACAGCGCCGGCAGGGCCAATCGGCATGCTGTCGTGCATGTCGACGGCGGTGTGCTCGGTGACGGTGGCGCTGGCGGTGGAGACTTCTTCCGTCGTTTGCGCAGATAGTTGTTCTTGCTCATTCATGGGGTTTATCCTCTGTTGTTCCATTCTTCATACAGCTCCTGCAGGCGCGCTTGCACCTTCAGGAGTCCTTGCCTTTGTCCAGTCAAATGCTTGTACTGGGCAAAATCCGTGCAGCCGATGATGAGGATGGCATTGTCAAGCGTGGCCACCTCGTCCTTCACCCACTGCGTCATTGCTTTGTCGAGATTGAACGGTACATCCTCGTCCTTGAGCATCACTTAGCTCCTTTCTTGGCCGGTTTCTTCGCCGCCGCAGGCTTGACCTTGGCGGTTTCTTTAGCCAGCGTGGCTTGGTGCTCACGGTCAGCCGCCTTGGTATTGCTGTCGTGCGCGCGCTGCTGCAGCGATTGATCTTCTTGGAAGGCCTGGTCGCCGGCCTTCATAGTCTTGTCGTGCTGCTGCGACTGCTGGGTCGCCTGCATCGACTGCTGATGCTGCATCTGGCTTTGCTGCAGTCCCTGTTGGTGCTGACGATCGGCCATGCCAACCTGATGCTGACGATCGATGGCGCCGGCCTGCATGGATTGGGCGTGTTGCTGCGCCTGCTGCTGGCTGGTGAGTTGATGGTCGCGCACAGCGGACTGCTGATCTGCCGCCGTTTCCAGGGCGTGCATGCGAACGTCGTGCTGCTGCCCCTTCTGTTCGCGCAGCATGGTGAGGATTTCCTGCAAGGCTGCCTGCATGTTCTGGCCTTCGACCTTTTCCTTCTCCAGCGCCAGCTTGGCCGCGTCGATCTGGACGTCCGCCTGATCCTTTTTCTCCTTGCGCGCGACTTCGCGCATCTTGACCTGGGTGTCCATCATCTGTTGCTGGGCGATCGGGTCTTGTGCCGCTGCTTGCTGCGCCATCTGCTGCATGAAGGCTTGGTTTTGGCCCAGCAGTTTCTGCGCCGCGGCGGCGACGAGCCCGGACAGTTGGTACTCGATCTCCGGTGGCAGCGGTTGGTCCGGCGGAGGCAGTGGGGTGCCCAGGTTCTTCTCGATCTGATTGCGATATTCGAAGGCCACGTGTTCCACCACGTGCGCGTAGGCGGCCGCCGAGATCGACTGGGCCTGCGGACTCTGGCCTATCATCTGCTGGATCATCGGGTCTTGCATGGCCGCCATATGCACGGCGATGTGCGACTGGTGGTCCTGCATCGGGAACGCTTTGACCGGCTGCATCTGCAGCAACGCCATGTTCTCCGACACCGGGTCGCGCGGACCAGACTGTGCCTTCAGCGCCGGGATCAACTCATCAGCGCCCTGAATGTTGAGCACGTTGAGCATGCGGCCGTGCACCTGGGGCATGTCGTAAATCTGCGGCGCCATCTGAATCAGTTGCATCACCGCCTGCCACTGCACGATCCGCTGGCTCATCGTTGCTGCGTTCGGGTCTGCCACCGGCAAAATATCCACGCTGGTGTAGTCCTGCTGCCGCATGTCCACGGTGCCGGTTTCGGGCTCGTACTCGTAGGACGAGTCGCCGTGCTCCATGACGAGCGCTTTAATCAAGCGGAACTCGTACTTCATGGAGTCGTAGATGCGCGACTGAATAGCCGTCATGACTTTCAGCGTGCGCTCCAGCAGCGCCATGGTGGTGCCCACCGGCGAGTTGCTGTCGAAGTCGGCGATCTTCATTTCGGCCACGGCAGCCAGCTTGCGGCCTTCGTCGACAATCATTTCCAGAAGCTGCGCCAGCACAGCGCTGGGCTCCTTGTAAGGCATCGGCAGCAGGTTGTCTTTCAACATGCCGCTGGGCACATCCACGTCGCGCCATTCGCCAGGAGCGATCGGTTCGTTCTCGTTACGCACGCGCATGCCCTTGGCCTTGAAACCGCCAGGGAGATTGGACAGCGTGCCGGCGTCCACGAGCTGCCGCAGGATCGACGTCGCACCTTCAGCGAAGCCGCCCACCAAATGAATCAGGCCAAAGCTGTAGAAGCCGAAGCCCGGCACGTAGTGGTAGTCGACGAAATACTGAATCTTCTGCCGGGTTTCGTCGTCTTCGGCCCAGTTGCGGCGCACGGACAGCACCTTGGCTGTACTCTTCTCGATCGTGACAATGTAAGGCGCGAAGCCTTCATCGGCACCTTCGATGTGCGTCTCCACGCAGCACTCGTACAGCTCATGGTGCGTCGGCCGGCCCTGGCTGTCGGTCTGGCCCGACAACTCTTGCTTGGCTTCGGTGATTTGGTCGGGCGAGGAAGCCGCCGGCTCGGTCAGTTCGGGGTCGATGTACTGACCGGCCGCGATGGCGCGGTTCAAGTCGTTGGGCGTGAGCTTCATCACCTGCGTATAACGCGGGCAGGTGCGCAGATCGGTCGTGCCATTGGCCACGATGAAGTCTTCAGCGGCCACGAACATGGAGCACTGGCGGCCAAGCGACGGGTCGTAATAGATTTTCTTCAGGGCCGTACCGGCGATGGGCAGATTCCACAGCAGACGCTCATGCTCGCGGCGGTACTCCTGCATGCGATCGGTCAGCTCGATGTTCATGTCCTCGCGCACACGGTCGCTGGCTTCGCGTTTTTGCTGCGTCTCCTTGCCCAGCACCTTGCACTTGACGGGGCCAGCAGCCGGAAAGGTCTCGCTCATCATTTCCGACTGAAAGCGAACCACGGCTTCGGTCAATACCGGGTGCACCACACCGCAGGCGTTCTCCCACGGCTCGCTGCGCTGCTCAATCTTCAGGCCCAGGAGCTTCAAGCCATCGGTCAGCGTCTTCTCCCAGTCGGCCCGCGACATCCTGTCGCTGTCAATGTCAGCGAGCAGTTCACCAGCCAGGGCCACCAGGACTTGCTGGTCCAGGGTTTCGGCCAAGTTGGCATCGAAGGACGCCGACGATTTATTTTCTTCCTTCTCGTCCTTGCCGCCGGACAGATCGACCACGACGCTGCCGTCTTCGTTCTCGGTCAGCGTGGGCGAATCCGATACCACAATCTCCAAGGCAGGCTCGGTGCGCCCCTTGGGCATGCGGTTCAATGCTTTGTCTACGGCCATGTTTTATCCTTCAATAGTATTTTTTAACGCGACGATAGGACGGTGCGTCATCGTCGAAGTCAGTGTCAGACGGCAGGCGAATAAAACCGGCGTTGCGAAAACGCGCCAGTGCCATGGATGTGGTATCCACCCGGTCGTCCGAGCCGTAGTCAGGAAAACCTGCCACCTCGTCAATCAAGTCAAGCGCCCAGCGCCGGCCCACGGGGTACCAGACCATGCCGGAGCGCACGATGTCGGCCACCGCATTCAAGCGCACAGCCTTGTCGCCGGTAGCCCTTGTCGGTGTAAACTCAGACACAGGCACGCCACGCCTGCGCATTTCCTGGTAGAGCTGGGTGCCCGCGGACTTTTTCTCGACAATGAACGTGTCCATGTTCCATTGCTTGTACTGCTTGTAGGCCAAGTCCTTCAATTCAGGAAACTCGATGCGCCTGCGGATGGATTCGAGCAGGATCAAGTTGGCCTGCTTCTCGCCGTTCTCGTCGTCGATGTAAAACACACCCCACACGGTGAGCGAGGTATAGTCGGCCAGCTCCTTGGCTTCGGCCGCGGCGTCCAGGGAGCCGATGATGAACTCGCACTGGGGTGGTTCGTCCTTCTCCCACGCGCGCCACCACTCACGCTTGATGATGGCGCCTTCGTCCGCCACCGGGTTCTGCATGTACTGCGCCTGCCAGTAGCGGTTGTCGATCGAGTTCTTCACCGCCAGCAGTTCTTTCAAACTCCAGAACTCAGGCCACAACGGCTTGGGCGGCTTTTCCGGGTCTTCGCTACCCTCGTTCAAGATAGCCGGCAGCTCAACCACTTCCCAGTGGTCGCTGTCCGGGTTCTGCGTCATCTGCTCCAAGATGCGCCCGGTCAGATCACGCTTGTTCCAGCGCGTCATCAGCACGACTATGGCGCCTCCCGGCTGCAGACGTTGCCGCGGACCGGACATGAACCATTCGTACGCCTGATCGAACACAGCCGGATTTCCGGACTTGGCTTCCTGCTCGGAGTGCGGATCGTCAATCACCACCAGGTCACCGCCGCGACCGGCCATGGCAGCACCCACACCAAGCGCGAAATACTCGCCGCCTTCGTTGGTGTTCCACCGGCCAGCAGCCTTGCTGTCGGCTGCCAGCGTTACATTGGGGAATACCTTGGAGTAGATCGGACTGTTCACCAAGTTACGCACCTTGCGGCCGAAGTCCACGGCCAGATCGCCCGTGTGCGAGGCCATGATGATTTTCTTTTTCGGGAAGCGGCCCAGGAAAAATGCCGGAAACAAGTACGACGACATGGTCGACTTGGAATGCCGCGGCGCGATGTTGATAATCACGCGCTTCAAGTCGCCAGCCACTATCCGATCGAACAGCTTGCCAATGATCCGATGCTGCGGCCCCTGCAACATGCTGGGCTCGACCGTTCGCATGAACGACAAAAACTTGGAACTCGCATCGACCATTTCCTCACGCACCGACAGGGCGTCGATCATCTTCTGCACCTCATCGCGCTCGGCCGGGTCCAGCCGGTCGATGTTCTCGATCAGGAAGTCGATGTCGTCAGGAGACAGGTCGTGGGTCATCACCAACCCTTTTGCTTGACGCCGCAGTTAGGGCAGAACACGCCGTTATTCGTCACGAAGAACAACTGCGCCTCGCAATTACACGTCCAGACAGTTTCGGCAGGCGGGGCAAAATAGTTCACGTACACGCCCTTCATGGCACTGCATTTGGGGCATTCCAGAAACGTCGTAACCGGAAACGGCGCCCCCGCTTGCCACTTGTTCTGGCATGCCAAGCAGACCGCTTCACCGGCGGCGTGTGGGCCGTCGTGGCGTTGCAGGTGGACGACGTCACCCATTACTTCTTGAACCCTTTGAGCGTCTCGGCGAATCGCGCGCGCTGACCTACCTTGCCGGGTTTTTTAGCCGCCGCTTCCAGCTTCTTGGCCGGGATTTTCTGCCCTTGCGGCACGTTCAAATCACGGTGAAGCTCCCCCGGACGTTTTATTGCTTTCTTGATGTTCAGGCTCATCACTTTTCCTTTCGTTTCCATCCATTGAGCGCAGGCCGGCCGCCGGGCGAGGTGTACCCAGGGTCGATCTCAACGCCTTCCAACTCCCATTTCGTGGTGCGGTAGCGCACCATGTAGACGGTGTCAAGAAGCCAGTAGTAGGCGTGCTTGAGCGCCTTCATGCTTTCTCCTTCACTTTTTTAACCATGGACACAGCCAGGTCCATTTCGGCGAAGTCCTTCTTGGAGAACTTCTGTCCGGACAGGTACTTGCGCTGATTCGCGGTGAGCACCTTGGGCGCGCGCCGCTTGGTCACGCCCTTGCCGTGGGCAGTGGCCGATTTCTTCTTCTCCTGGGTCATGACCATGGCGTCGGACGCCCAGCCAACAGCCTTGCGTTCCTCCCACATGTGGTTGCCGCACAGGTCGGTGTTCAGGAAATGCAAAAAAGCCGAACTCGGCTGCCAGGGGCTCTGCGGCACAGCGCCGGTCCATGAGAAGTAGATGTTGTCAGGTCTGGCGTCCATGTCAGTCAACCTTACCCTCGCTGATCCACTTCATGATCCGCCGCCCCAGGTCCAGCGCGCGACGGTCAGCCAGCGTGTTGATCGTCACCGGCCATACGACCAGGTCCGCGTTGTGGTTGGCCCAGTCCTGCCACGTGATACGCACGCTCGTGGGCGTGAAGTGTGTCGAGATATAGCTGTTCTTGTTGAAGTCGTCGAACAGCACTATGTTTGTTTCAGTCGCCTTGTTCATTTCACGAACCCCGGTAGTTCCTGATCCTGGCCACACTGGGGGCAGTAGACCCCGGTCTGCGCCACACGAAACGTGACACTTCCACAGCCACAGGCCCAGTGCGGCCCCGGCTTGATGAAGTTAAATTTCCAGCGCGCGCGGTGAGTGCGGCAACGCGGACAAGGAAAGACCGACTCGGAAGCCGGCGCCACGGCTGCGAACTCGTTGCCACATGCTTCGCACACGGCGTTACCCACGGCGAAGTCCACGCCGGTCTGCTGCTTGAGCCGCATGGCCTCTTGCTGCATCAAGAAAAACTCCTGACGGGAGCGTTCATCCTGGGACAGCAAATTCAAAGCAGGGGCGGTAGGCAGGGAGCCGAGCAACGGGTCGGCCATGGTGGCTTCCTTGAAGGGAAGCGGGGAAGCGACGACGTCTTTACGCAGTAACGCCGGGATGGGTTTATCGGCCATGACGCTTTTTCCTCGCGTTGATCGAGCCGAACGTCAGGTTCTTGACATAACCCAGCGGGTAGGTGGTGTGGATGTGGGCATGGCGCAGCGCCCAAGGATGCAGCGGGCGTTCACTGAGCAGGGCGAGGATGGAGGGAGTCAGCATCAGTCCCCCACGTACTCGTATGTCTTGTTGAAGATGTCGGGCTTGCACGGGTAGTGCTCGCCTGCCACACCCGTGATGATCCAGTCACCTGGGGAGACGTACATCGGTCCTTCCAACGTCATGATCTGCGGCGGGAAGGGGTACTTGCATTCCACCTTGGCGTGGTCGCCAGGCTTCATCCATCGCACTGCTTCAATGACGACGGGTCGTTTGCGAAATTTAGCCATGATGTCTAAGGCACCTTTGGTTCAGGGAAGAACCGTTTGCGCGCGCACCGCTCGCAGGACTTGGAGTCCTCGTGTCCGGCGTAGGGAAACTGGCAGTGCGGGCATATCAGTTCGTTGTATCCAGGTTTGTAATCACCCACAGCCCGCGCCCAGGAGGGAACGGGCTGTGGGTACTTGGGTTTAGTGGTCGTGGCCACCTGAGCACATGGCACCGGCATGCCCGCCGAAATGCGCAGGCACCGGAGGGCAGACGACAATCACGGGCGGGACAGGGTGAGCGTCCTTACCATCCTTGCCGTCCTGGCCCGGGGCACCGGGTGCGCCATCCTGGCCTGCCGGCCCTTGCGGACCTTGAGGGCCAGTTGCGCCGGTATCACCTTGTGGTCCTTGCGCGCCTTGCGGACCCTGGGGGCCGGCCGGACCAGCCGGGCCTTGCGCCCCCGGTGCGCCATCGGCGCCGTTGAATTCGTTGATACGTCCGCCGCAGCCGGCGGTGAGGATGGCCGTGGAGAGGGCCAGGGCCAAGAAGAGTTTGTTCATTGTTGGTTGGTGTTCTTGATGAAGTCGTAGTAGGCACGGGCCGCTTTCAAGACCACGGTGTGGTCATAGGCGCCCTTGTGCAGCTCGGTGGCATAAGCCAGGCACTGCATGCGCGCGTATTCGTTATCGCGGCGCAGCATGTCGGCACGTTCCTGCTCGATAGTGCTGTTTGAGCCGACGCTGGCAAGTTCTTGCTGGGTGTTGTTCATTCTTGGTTCTCCTGTATGTGGTCCTGCCGGACCGGGGTTGAATCGACTGTTTGGGCGTCGATGGTTTTCTCGCGCAGTCGCCTGGCCTTTTCGGACAGGCGCTCACGCAATTCTTCGGTGGTCATGTGTTCAACAAGGCGCACGCTGCGCTCTTCGAACAAGCCCACGTCTTTCATTTTTCCCAGCATGTCCAAGGCCTTGAGCCGCGCGCTCTCGGTCTTGAACTCCGCCGCAGCCGACAAGAGGCTGTTGGCCACGAAATTGCGTATCTGCTGGGGGTTGTCGTACGGGACAAAGTCGAAGCGCTTGAGGGTGTCAACCACAGCCCGCTGGACGAGCTGGGCGATATAGGCGGGGTCGGAAGGGTGCAGCGGAGGTTGTGGCGAGGCGAAGAAGGCACGTGCGTTGGCCAGCAAGCTGGACTCGCTCTCGCCCTTGAATACCGCAGGGAACGGCATGCGAAAGACGCATGGCTCCATAGGAATAATTCGCCTGGGAAATGGAATGGGAGCGATGATGCACACAGGCACTTCCCTGTGTCAAGTATTTGATGTAGGATGCCCTGGCTCGCCCGTGCGAGCGTGTTGTGGGAAACGAAGCCCGCGACGTCCTGTTTTCCCCCGGCTTCGGCCGGGGTTTTTTTGGGCAGAGTGTTGCTTGTTTTACAAGTAGTCCTGGAAAATTGTATAAAAAATTTTAGGGCTTGACGTTGTAAAGTTGAATGGATTTTTTGTAGCGTAAAAATATTTTCGGTGGTGCTCGTTCGGCCGGAATAGTATTCAAGATGGTTGGGCTCTCCCGCCCACAAAGTCGCCCCCTGCCCCCCGGTGGGTCTCGCCAGCCACACACGACTCGCCGCGCGCCGCGTCACATCTTCCAGCATCACACGCGCGTCACACTCACACATCACAGTGACAAGTCCTCACTTGCCACGTTAGTTGCTGCGCCCTGCCAGCTTGACAATGACAAGTGATTGCGCTACTATGGAATCTCGCAAGGCAATCCAGCCAAGCGAGTTAAGCCATCAACTTCTTTATGTGAGGTTCATCATGAAAGCCAATGTCAAATCCGAATCCGTCATCGGTTCCGCCGTCCAGTCCTTGACCAAATCCCTGTCCGCCAAGTCGCGCAGCAAAGCCAGCGCTGACGAAGTCGCCGCCAAGCTTGGCGTGTTGATGGCCGAAACCGGCGAAGCCATCGGCATGCGTGACGTCGATCAGGTCATCGGCAAAGAAGAGACGATTGTTGTTGTCAAGAATGCGCTGGATCGCATGATCGAGCTTGGCCTGACGTGCGACAAGGATTGCGCCACGGGCGACATGCTCAAGGCACCGTCGCAGTCCAACCCGGGCGAACTGTGGACGATCTTTGTCGACGCCATCAATGCGCCGCGCATGGGCGCAGGCTTGGAAGAGATCGCCAAGGGTACCCGTGATAACTATCTGTCACGCATCCGCGAATATGTGCGCGGCCGCGGCGCGCAACCGCTCGATCTGTACGGCAACCTGAAAGCGGCCGCGCTCAAAGCCGCCAAAACGGCCGCACAAGCGAAAAAAGCCGCTCAGGTAAGCGAGGGTGGCGACGAAGGCGAAAAACCGCTTGTGGGCGCATCTGACGCGCCTGCCCACACCGAAAGCTTGAAAGGCGTGGCGCCGCTTGTTGCATTCTTGTCAAAGTACCTGAAAGAAAACGTCAAGGGTGAAGTCGAACCGCCGTTCCTGAACGTGCTGGCCATGTGCGAAGACGTGCTGGATGAAGCGCAGGACGTCTTCAAGGCTGAATCGCAGCGCAAAGCCAAATGCAAGTAATGGCCGGACGGGCGCAAGCCCGTCTTGTCAACGTAAACTAACTTCGGAAGTGAGGAAATCATGAACGGTCTGTTTGGCTACGAAAAGACGGCAATGGTCGACGCGATCCGGCGCGACATGCACGCCGAAGAGGAAAAGGCGAATACCGATCCGCAGTGGCGCGACTGGCATCTGGAGAATGTGCGCATCGACAAGCGTATTCTTGACACTGTGAATCCCAAGCATACGCAATGGAAGTAGGCACAGCATGACAACAACAAGCCCGGCTAGTCCGGGCTTTTTTATTGCCCGCGTTTTCGTGGGCATCTTCACATAGACAAGTCATGCATGCCGCTGTCAAGCCGGGCGGCATGCGCCCCAGGAAAATTAACCAGTTCCGCGCGACGTAATACCTAATTGATAATCATATTAAATGTATGTGTGGTCGTACGCTGTGTCTCAGGAGATTGGCACGTGCGTCGGCTACAAGGCATGGGATGCATATCCCTATAAAAATCAAGCACTTACCTACTACTACTAACTAAATCTATATTTATATATATAGTGTAACGGGACTAAATAAGAAATTAAAGCCCCCCCGTGAGAATTTTTGTGGAGTGTTGTCAAATTACATTTCGTAACAGGCTAATGGGGCTTTAATCGTGTGGGTCCGTATACCCTCTCACAAATTTTTTTAGCCCGTTACAATAATCAAATAACACAACACATTCCGAATAAGCCTTACACATCAATCACTTGCAGCAAGCTCTCAGTTGACAATACGCGTGCCAATTTCCGAAATAGTGGACATCGAGTACCTAAACATATACTATACAAAGCCCTATTTCCGTTGAACAACTGACATGCCACGCACAAACCAAACCAAATTCCAAGCTGGGGATCGCTTCGGCGAACTCACCCTTCTGTATCCATCTGTAAAACCGCATTACTGGGCGGCCCGCTGCTCGTGCGGCACAACCAAGGAATATATTGTCTATTCGCTCAGTGCAGGCAATACCAAATCGTGCGGATGCCTGCGAAAAGCCCATTCTGGACGCATCGGACGTTATGCAAGGGCGCGACTCAAGCCCACCATACTTGAACAAGACTTGCTATCTGATCCACATGCCATCCCCTTGCCGGGCCATCCCGATCCCTCCGTCACCATCACCGCGGCTCAGGCCTTGACTGCGCTGCGCCATCATCTGGCGCGTTATGAAGTCCATGTCAGCAAAGGCGCCATCACACAAGATGCATCTGGCGGCTTGAAGCATACAGTGCGAACCACCGAAATACAGGACAGCTACCTGCACGCCTTGGGTGCTGCGCTGATGCGCACTGTTACGCTGGATGGAATCAAGGCCAAGCGTTCCCGATCTTGGATGCACTCGGCCGCTGTGCAGGTAGCCATCACGATTGACAAGGCGGACCCAGGGGTGGCAGCTAAGGCGCTCGCACGCGACCAAGTGGCTGCGCGCACACCTGAAGAGCGCGAGAAGTTCTTGGCGGGGCTGGGACAGATGATCGCTAACGCCAAGATCATCGACCCGAAGAACAATCCTAACTTTCTACGTGAGAAACCGAAGGGTTGGGACGCACTGGATGAAGGGGACAACAAATGAGTGCTGTAATACTGGAGTGCAAAGAGCCTGTGAAAATAATTCAGCTCGGCAGTAGCGATGTGATGGACGCGAGTAACAGCGGCATCGTACGTTTCTTCTACGGCGCACCGTCAAACGCATGGAGCAAGCGGCGGCAGCGCATAGTGATGACCAGCCATGAGGTATGGAGGCTGAAGACGGGGCGTGACTTGAAACGTAATGCGTGCGTGGCCTATATCGTCGGGCCGCAACTGACCTATGTGGTGGTGACAGACAGAGCTAATCTGAAGTACTTCGCTGCAACCAAGCAGCTTGAGTACGACCCGAACTTCATCGTGTCTTACCCCACATCAGAGCTTGAACTTGATAACTACTACCGCTACTCGCGGGCGAAGGTGTGATATGGCTACACATAAACCCGTCATCGTCTACCAGGATGCAAAGTATTTGCCGGACAAGAACCGATACGAAGGAGGGTTTAAATCTTATAGCCAGCACTACTGCGCCCTGCCTGATGCTATCAAGGCCGTGATGGATGAGCGCCTGCCGGTCTTGCTTGCAGCCGTGGACGATGACGGCGTAGCGTGTATCGCTGGGTACGGTCAGGTCTTGGTGGTACATAACTGCACACTCGTGTGGCTACCGCTTGACATTGACAAGTAGTAACAACAAGCGTATAATTGTTGTTAATTGACATTGTTAAGTGAGAGGACACGATGCAATTGTATGTATATCTGGGGTGTGTATATGACAAACAGTTTGGCTACTACTCGGTCCCTGCTGAACGCATGAAGTTCATAAACGAGGCGCCAGCAGAATACGAGGATGCCATGAACATACTGCGCGCGGCGGCGCAGCCAAAGGGTTCGTGGGGCGGGCTGGCCGTCATTGAAGGTGTGGGCTCCTACTTCAGAGCCACGCACGAGACGTTTTATTTACAGAGTAAAGAACAAACTAACTTGTAAAGTGAGGATGTGAATGAAGACGTTTTATAGGGTGAGCGATACGTGGGTAAACGGCCACTACGTTGGGGACGCGATGTCACCGTTTAAACCACCGGGTGACTGGAGCACGAGCATAGAGCTGCTGCGCGCCGCGGCTGCGCCCGGCGTCTCACCCGATTGGGAAATTGCGTCGATCGTAGGTGTGGGCACTTATCTCCGTCAATGCTGTGACGGCAGCGAATGGTTTACGTTTGCAAAGCGTGACTCAGAGCAACTGTAATTAACGCTTGACAGAAACATGCACGCGCTTAATATGACAGGCAGTGTCGGCAAGCCTCCTACAACAGAGGTCAAACTAATCCTACAAACGACACAAGAATTTGATCCAACAACAAGCATTGAAGGATTGGAGACTTATGCCGTCACGCCCGCAGCACGCGCACCACTGCGCCGATTGCCCTGTTGCTACACAGCAAGACCCTGCAAACCCCTCTATCTGTTCCTGGAAACCTGACGCTGTATTGAGCATGTCTGCGCACAGACAGCAAGTGATCTATCTCGTCCAACGACTTCAGCATAACGACACAGTGCGATGGTGCAACCAAGATGCCAAGCTGCGGCGCATCGTCATTCGTAGCGTGGTTATCGCACTCAAGCAAACCTAACTTGTAAGTGAGGATTCAATTGAAGAACTGGTTAAAACGCGCCTGGCGGCGCATGGACGAAGTCGCGCCCGAAGGCCTATTTGCAGGCGGCGCCGTCGCGCTATACGCAGTGGCACGCTACTTCCAAGACGCACCGGACAATTCCACGGCAGTTACTGTTGCGCTTGCGATACTGAAGGGCATTGCGTTTGGAGCGGGCGCGACCGCTATGGTCCATGCCTTGTGGTGCTTGCTCCGCCCTGAATTGAAATCTACCGTGCTCAAAGATGGGAAGCGGCACAGGTATTACTGGCGGCGTTATCCGAAGCGCTTCAGGGTCGAAATGCTGCTGCTTGACGCTGCATGTGATGACGACGGCTACTCGTCCATCAAAGGCGTTGGCCGCAGAGGCCCATACTACGGCTATATCTTCTACGACTTGGGTGACTACGACGAAGATGGCTACTAAGACCATCGACAAGGATGAGTTGTTGCGCCGGTTCAAGAGGCTGATCGAGCGAAGCGGTGGTTCGTATAAAGCCGCAGCGCGCTGCCTGGGTTACAGCCCGGCGCTATTGAACATGTGTGCCAAAGAGAAAACACCGATCCCTGACCCCTTGCTGCATGCCATGGGGCTCAGGCGCGAGATAGAAATTCGATACGTGGAAATAGACGAGGACGAGCGAAATGAAAATTAAATTCTGCGACGGTTTTTTTGATGGCCGCACCTACGGCATGAAGGTGGACACCGATTGGCGGGTGCTAGTAAAGCATACGCGGCTGTCCGAACGCGAGCAAACCATCATGACCCTTCTTGACGCGGCGTGGGGCGGCGAAACCATGCGAACCTTTGCCGAAGGCGTGTTCATGATACTGCCCCATGTAGGCGCCAAACAATTGGAACACGACTACGCTGGCAACAGTGAACTCATCAAGTACTGGCTGGACGTGGATTTCAAGATTGATGAGTGAGGGTGTGACTTGACAACGTAAAGCTACAGGTGTACAATGGTGGTTCTGAGTCGGGATGCGTCCCGATTTTTTATTTGCGGTTTGAAGTACGTACTTCTTTACAGGCGAACTAACGTGAAAGTGAGGATTCTATGGACGAGCAGGTGGTGACGGTGAAGCTCAGTGTCACGGTCAGGATGACCGAAGAAGATAGGAACGTGGCCGGTGTGCTGGTGAAGAGCATCCTTGAAGAGCATCCTGCCGTTAAGGGCGCGTACTTTACGCCGGCCGATGCAGCACTGATCGAACGCGCTAGGCAGTTGTACGAGGCGGTCGGAATTGAGATTGACGGCGACGCGATCATAAGCGAGGCCGCCTATGGTAATTGGGTCCAGGGCTGGTTGTGGGTACCGGAGGTGAGCAAGAGCGATGGCTAAGTTTTTGGTAATCACTAACGCGGAATGGTCAGGCATTGAGTATTTGTATAGTCGTGACACTACCAAGTGCCTTTACAAGACCATGCCCAAGCGATACGTGGACACGGTCAACATCCTGCGCGCGGCGATGGATGGATACGACGATGATGGCGGCTGTGCGGTTGCCATCATAGAAGGGGTGGGCGAGTATCGCGTCTACTTCAACGACGACGATACCCTGCGCGAAGAACAGTTATGGGTACCGGCGAAAAACGCGGGAGATTGATATGCCGCTCTGTGATTCATGGACAGTCTTCTACGTCGACGCGGAAGAACGCAACGACACGCCTACCAAGTTCCCCGTTAAGGGGTTGGGTTCTCTAGAAATACGGTACACCGATGGGCAACCTCTACCCATCGTGGTGTGGGAGCGCATGCTGATGCTCGATGCCGCCCTGGAGGCCGATTGTGAGGGGGGAAAGCTATCTGCCTATATACCCGGCTACGGGGCGTCCACCTTAATGAGCTCTGGCCTGAGATACGCGCATCAAGCGTACCGACTGCCAAGGGAGCAGATGGAGAAACTAACTTCTAAGTGAGATTTTTAGCAGTACCTTTTTGGCCAACTGAAAGTGAGGACTTTATGAACAGCCAATTTAAAGCCGTTGAAATTGACGTGAATGAGCACGCCACGCCCTACCAGCGTGTGTGCAAAGTAGCTGGTGCCATGGCTACAAGCCGGGAGTGGTACGCCCGCACGACGAACGAGCATTCGTTTCATCGTGCCGTGTACGACGCAATGAACAAAGGTTTTGTGCCGGATGATGCTGCCCTGCTGGCCATGGAGTGGCCGCATGCTTCTGTTGAAGTGAAAGGGATGCTGGCCTATACCCGTAACGAGCAGGATGGTGAGCGCAACAAACAGACGCGCACCACCATTGGCAAGTATCTGCGCCGGCATTTCTCGGGCATGACTGACCACACCATCCGCGACTTGGTGGCGCTGCATACGATCCACGAAGACAGGATGGAAATACGCCGCGATGTGGCTGAGCTTGTCCAGGCTGCGCACGAGGGGCCGCACTCCTGCATGTCAAGTTATGACGTATATGTCACGTGCGACGACAACGTGCGGCGCCACCCGTACTGCGTGTATGACCCGGCGCTGGGGTGGGGCGTGGCTGTGCGGCTGGTCGAGGGGCGTATCGACGGCCGCGCATTGATAAACAGTGATGGCGACGTCGATATATTCGTGCGCAGTTTCAAGCGCGACCACGATGGTGGCTACTCCTACTCCGACGAGAAGTTGGAAGCGTGGCTGCAAGCACGGGGCTACACGAAAGCCGAGAGCTGGGAAGGACGCAGGCTGCGCCGCTATCAGGTTGGCAACCGCGTGCTTGCGGCGTACCTAGACGGTGAGTGCCGGCAGGTGACCGAAGTTAACGCCAGCACGCTGGTTGTGGATTACGGCGGTGAGTATGACTTTGAAGTGACCGACGGCGTCGCGTCGCGCGGGGGCCGCATGGCGTGCGAATGCTGCAGCGTGTACTACGATGAATGCGACATGCATTGCGTGGGGCACGACTCTTCTTCTGCCTGTGAAGAATGCTTCGATGAGTATTACCACCATGTATATGGCAGAGGGGGTGAAATGTACTACGTCCACGAAAATTACGTAGTGACTGTAAACGATACGCCGTATGACGAAAACTACCTTTACGACAACAACATCGTGTGTGATGTGGATGGCGACTACCAGCGTCAAGACGATTGCGTATACGTTAAGGGTGAGTGGTATCTGGAAGATGACGATCGTGTGGTGCGCTGCGTTGATGAAGAGTATCGGCTGCGCCGATACTGCACATATGTTGAGAACATTGGGTGGTATCACGATGACGACCCTGGACTGTGGGTGTGTTCGCGCACTGGACTCCCGCATCACTGCGATACTGTCGAGCCCGTCTTCATCGGTTCGGAAACCGTGCACCCTGAACAACTGACCGAGGAAGAACGCCATGAGCACGTTTGATATCGCCCCTGTCGCACGCCTGCACACCAGCAGTATCTTGTACAAGGTATTGCAACGCGCCTTGTCGACCAAGCGGCCGCATGGCACCAAGAGCACGGCCAAGTTTACGTCGTGGCTGATGGATATGCTGCCGGCGGTAATAAGAACTGGTCAAAAGGCGTGGCGCGATTCCGTCGGCAACCTGCACGTGGACGCGCGCGGCGAAGGCAGCCGCACCCTGTTCGTGGCCCATGTGGACACTGTGCACCGGCTGGAAGGGTATAACCGCGTTCGCAAGACCCGCACGCACTGGGAAGCCTGCGGCGATGTGCTTGGCGCTGATGACGGCGCCGGCGTGGCGATGCTCATGCACCTGCTGCACGCAGAGGTGCGTGGCTACTACATCTTCACCCAGGGTGAAGAGAAGGGTGGCATCGGTGCGCGCTATCTGGCGGACCGGCATGGTGACTTGCTGCTGCAGTTTGACCGGGCCATTGCGTTTGACCGGCGTGCGATGGACAGCATCATTTCCCATCAGGGCTGGGGGCGCTGCTGTTCCGACAGTTTCGCTAACGCGCTGGCTGGTGCGCTCAACAAGCAGGATGAGTGGTTCATGTATTCACCTGATGACTCGGGGATTTACACCGACACGGCGGAGTTCGTCGACTTCATCCCCGAGTGCACCAACATCAGCGTGGGGTATGACAAGGAGCATACCGACCGTGAGAAGCTGAACCTTCATCACTACGTTACGCTGGCGCAGGCCGCGGCAACGCTTGACTGGGAAGCCTTGCCGGTCGTGCGTGACCCGAAGGATGTGGAAGTGTTCTCTATGCCAAGTGGCTGGAAGACGTCGACCACGGGCGGTTGTCTTGACGATGACGACATGAACTACGTGCTGGATTGCCTTGATTCGGCGATCGAAGGCTCCGTATCGTCACTTGTCACTGCCATGGCGCAGGCTATAATGCCGGACGACTCGGATCAGGCGACGCGGCTCATAAACGCCAACAAGATCACGCCTGATCTGTGTGACAAGTACATCGGGCTGGCCGCCATGTCGGAGTACATCGACGCCGACGATCTGTTGGCGGACATGTTCGATGAAGTGTGTAACTTCTAACGTGAAAGTGAGGATGTCATGTGCGCGCAGGTCTATATCGGGTGCCGATGGATGCGATGGGTAGATGGCACATTTGGGCACGACGTCGGTTCGCCATTAGATGGTGCTATCACGCCGCACATACAAGATGCCATGGACTTGCTTAACGCTGCCAAGGGAGAACCTTGGAATGATAAGCTTGTCGCAAGTGCGGAAATAGAAGGTGTGGGGGCGATGCACGTGCATAAATTCCTCACCGAAGTTACTTACCACATCAGTCAAGAATGGCTGGATAAGGAAAATCATGAAGACGATGAAAGTGTTGGTGACGATGGATGTTCAAGCCACGAGCGATAGCCAGGCTGAAATGAAAGTGCACGCATTGCTGCTCGGCGTGCACACGGCTATGCCAAAAGAACTGGTTAGCTTCACCGTCGTGGGTGTGGACGACAGCAGCGAGGAAGAGGCTGCGTTTTTGGCGGGGCTGGGGCTATGAGTACTATCAAGTACAACATCAGCGACAAATGGGACGAGGAAGACGGGCTGTACCACGACATGGACGGTATGGACTCTACAGACACGCCTCCATATGAATGCACTACTCAGATCGAACTGTTGCGCGCGGCTATGCGGCCGTACACCGAGTTTTGGGAAGTCGGTTCGATCAAAGGCGTGGGGTCACTGTGCCGTCGGATAGGCTCCAACAAAGAATATTTGACACTGCCAGTAAGGAGTAAGCCGGAGTCAGACCTATGAACATTCGCCTATCCAATTGGAGCATTTCACAATGGCCTTGGGGCGTCCCGTTTGAGCAACTGCCTGACAATGCCAAACCCTATGTATCGATGCTGTTGGCCGCATGGGATGGCACTGGCGAGGGAGTGTACCCACCTGTTGTTCGTATTACAGGGGTGGGGAGATTATGGAACCACGGTCAATATTTGTCCGTTCGGTTTGACGAAAACGTAGTGGTTGCCTTGTTAGGACCAATCATGGAGAAAGCAGATGGACTGGACCAAGAAAGTGAGAACCAAGGGCGGGAGCCCGATTACGCTGGTGCTGCGCCCGGACCAAACGCGTGACAGTCAGTTCGCCTACGGCTACATCGAACCTGGCAACACGCTTTACAAGTGGTATGCAGATAGCGGCACCGCTGTTGGCGGGCATAACCACGGTCAGTTTGACGCTGTGCAGGCCATGACGCGCGTGACGCTGCACATCAACGTCTACAAGAACATCGACGGCTTTTGGGAGACGCACGCGCACGAAAGTATCGAAGAGGCCAATAAGCACGCCGGGTCTACGTGCTGGGCGCAGACAGCCATCACGATTGTAGTGCCGGAGGAATGATGTCCGACATTTACTGTATTTGGCACAACAGGTACAGCGGCTTTTATTTTAAGCCGAAGTATGAGGCATCTGCGCGGGAAGCAATTGCCATGCTCTTGATGGATGCAACCCTCGACGAAGCACTGCACGAAATGTGGGCATCATATCCCCGGTCCCTTGTCGACTACCAAATTCCGGGCATGGGGCGCATCCGGAAGTGGGAGGGGTACAGGGAGTACTACATAATGGAAACGTTTTTAGAAGGGGTAACGCTGGACGAAGGAGTTTCAAATGCACTGGAGAGGAACCATGTTGAAGAAGATAGCCAAGGCAATACTACTGCGTGAAATGCGGCAGATGGAACGACGGGTAGAACGCCTGCCGCGCAGCGCAGAAGGCTGGGTACAAGCGACGCCTGCACAGATCGAAGAGTTGGCTTGGCAGTACTCACATATTTACGCCATGTACCGGACCATAGGAGGGACCGAAACGGAAGTGTTGAAGTTCATGCCACTGTCAAGGCGGGGGTAACAAAGTATTTACACTTGACAACGACAAGTATCACCTGTATAATTGTAGTTACTGTGATTGGCATAGGGCCAACGCAGCGTTTAAGCAATAACCTAACTTGAAAGTGAGGAATTAAAATGAGCGACAAACTCTTCGTGAATCACGACGAAATGGTGAGCTGGATTGTGGCCAACGGCACCAAGTTGACCGCGATGATCGGTGGGGAAATGGGCATCGGCAAGACCGCAGTGGGCCGCACGATTGGCGCCAAGCTGAACATGGATTACACCTACATCGATTGCGCCAATATGTCCCTGGGCGACACTTCGATGCCGGTGATTGACCGTGAGCGCCGCTGCACCGAGTACTTCCCGAACGAAGTTTTCAAGCTGCATACCAGCCGGCCTGTCGTGCTCGTGATCGATGAGTTCACCAAGGGCTCACGCGAAGCGCAGAACATGCTGCTGCCCGTGATCGAAGACCGGCGCTTGGGTTCGACCAAGCTGCACCCGGACAGCATCGTCATCGCTACGGGCAACATGCCCGACGAAGGGCTGGGCGACAAGATTCTGCCGCACCAGACCGATCGTTTCGTGCTGTTCAACATGCGCAAGCCGACCCCGGATGAATGGCTGGCCTGGGCCGCGGAGAACAGCATCGAGCCCACGGTGATGGCGTTTGTGGATCAATACCCGGACGTGTTGAAGTCGTACCACGACGACCCCCACGGTGAGAACAAGTACATCTTTCACCCGAAAATCGCGCGCAACAAGGTCGTCACGCCGCGCTCCTTGGAAAAGGTCAGCACGCAGTTGAAGTGCAAGGAACTGGTCAGCGAGAACACGCTGTACGCTTCGTTGGTCGGCACTGTTGGCTCGGCCGCCGCTGCGGATTTGCTGGCTTTCGTGGCGATGAACGACAAGCTGCCGCATATCTCGGCAATCACGGCTGACCCGGCAAAGGCCGAAGTGCCCAAGGATGTGACGGCGCGCATCCTGCTGATCTACAACCTCATCATGCGGGTGGAAAAGGACACCCTGGAAAACGTCTTGAAGTACGTGACGCGCAAAGAGTTCAACGAGGAACTGCAGGCGCTCTTTATCAACAAAATACTGTGCATGCCCAGCAAGTCGTCGTGGGCTGCGCACCACAAGGCCATGGTCAAGCAGGTGAAAGACCTGTCCCACTTCTTTACAGTCTAACTTCCAAGTTAGGTTTTTAAATTCTTATCGGAGGGTTGAGCGATGGGTACCAACACATTGTTCACTTCTCCGACGGGTGGCGCGTCCACCCCGTCGGAGTTGAAGTTGAAACTGATTGACAAGGCAGAGCAGTTGCTGAAGCTGGCCAAGGTGGAATACAAAATCGTGGGCGAAGGGATCGAGCGCGGCGAATGGGCGCCGCCCGCGCCGCGTTCTGCTTCCGGCCGTATGGTCGGCTACAAGCAAGTCCACAAGGGCATTACGTCGTACACCTTCGAGTTCGTCAAGGACATGCAGCAGGCTGGCGATGTGCGGGTTGTCCCGCGCGGCAAGTACCCCACGCAGGCGGTGCAGAAGGCGGTTTCAGGCTACCTGAACCGTACCTGGGGCGTCGGCAGTGTCACCACGCACATCCGGAAGGATGGCGATGTGGAAGTCATGCTGGTGCACGATCGTGTAGCTGGGCCGGCCGAGCCTGCTAAGCCTGATCCGTTGGAAGGCTTGGACTTGTCAGGCATGTCCGAAGCCGATATCGAACAGGCCCGTAACTTGCTGGGCTAACAGGAGAATCACATGTCTTCGAAAACTGTCGAAACGCGTCTGTCCCAGGCGCACTACAAGCTCATGCGGCACCCGCAGTGGTGCGCCTTTTCCGGCGTGGCCATGATGGGCACGAGCAAGGTGGTGGATGCATCGGTATGTCCGACTGCCGCGGTGGACGTGCGGGGCAACCGTTTTTTCTGCCGTAGCTTCATGGAGCAGCAGAACGAAAAGCAGTTCATGTACGTCGTCCTGCACGAAATCCTGCACTTCGCTTTGTCGCACATGACGGTGTGGGACAAGCTCTTCAAGGAAGACCCGATGATGACCAACATCGCGGCCGACCACGTGGTGAACAACATCATCGAAGAAATCGAAGAGGCTTCGAACAGCCGCATTACCGAGCCGCCAGCCATCGCGCCCCCGTTATGCGACAAGAAGTATCGCGGCTGGAGCGTCAAGCAAGTCTATGACGATCTGTGCAAACAACACGGCACCAAGGAAGAGCGCGGCGTGGGCGCCAACGGCCAGGGCGGCAAGGTCATCGTGGGCGATGGCCCGATGGATGTGCATGTGCTCGATGGCGAGGGCAACGAGGTGCCGATGACCGACGAAGAACGCAGCGCCCTGAAGCGTGAGATCGACAGGGCGCTGCGCCAAGGTCAATACCTGGCCGGCAAAATGGGCGGCAACAACAGCCGCGTGTTGTCCGAACTGAGCACGCCCAAGATCGACTGGAAGCGCGAGCTGGCTGAGTTCGTGCAGGCTACCTGCGTGGGCGGTGAGGAAGCCACGTGGAAGAAGCCGTACAAGCGGTTGGTGTCGTATGACATGTACTTCCCGTCGCTGGAAGATGAGCTGGTGGGCGAGCTTGCCTTTTGCATGGATGTGTCGGGCTCGTGCTGGTCGTACGGCGAACGCTTCTTCTCCGAACTGATTTCATTGGCCAAGACGGTGAAGCCGTCCAAGCTGCGCATCATTCAGTGGGACGTTGGCATTGTCAGTGAAAAGGTTGTGCCGTATAGCGAGCTGGACACAATCGCCACCAATTTCGAGCAGTGCGGCGGGGGTGGCACCACGGTGTCGCCGGTGGCCGACTACATCTACGGTATGCGTGACACGGTGCAGGCGGCTGTCATCTTGACCGATGGTGATATCTGCGGTCCCTGGGGCGGGCAGAACGGCTGGGGCGTGCCTACCTTGTGGGCGCTGACCTCGGGCCGGCACTTGGCGCCGGAAGGCAAGACCCTGCGCCTTGAACTGAGTGATTGGTAATGGCTACCCCGGTACGCATCATACCGGGGGCTATCCGGTCCGCATACATCGGTTACGGCTATGCCTCTTGGGGTGGCTTCATTGACTATATCGACACTGATATGGCAAACATCCCTGCGCAGTGCTCAGCGCAAGTGCAGCTATTGCTGGCGGCGGCAGGCGGCGAGATAGGGGCAGACGTTGTTATAGACGGCGTGGGCCAGGTTTGTGCGTTTTACTCGTGTAACCATCATGGTGTCCCCGATGGCTTTTGCATTTATCTTGACCCGAAGTGGGAAGAGCCCGCATGAAACCACCTACTAACTAGGGGGCTGGCGATGCGCAAACCAAAGAAGTACCGCGTATGGATTAACGCAGAGTGGTCGGGGGCTAAGTCGATTAGCGGGCTTCCGATTACTTACGTCGGCGGCGATGTACTGCTTGAGCTGGATGATTTGAGCAGTGTTCCGGCGTGTTTCCGTCCGCAGGTCACTATGCTGTTAGCTGCACGTGGAAAAGACAGTGAAATTGTCTGCGTCAAGGGGCTTGGTGAAATAGCGCCGCGGTGGGAGGGGCAGAATACAGTGACGGGCTATACATTTTATCTTGACCCGCAGTGGAGAGAGGACCATGGGTAGAGCGGTATATAAGTTGATCGTTAAAGGCGCTGACGGAAAGTTTTACGAGCCCAATGCTATCGACACGTGGCGTTGTATAGCGCTTAGCGAAGGGAACAAGACCAAGATCGCCATGCTCGACGCAGCCTACAGCGGCGATGGTGCCGTCACTATTGATGGTGTAGGCAGCCGCCTATCACAAGGCCCAAACGAAGCGCCGGCGTATTGGCTCAAGTTTTGGGTGCGCGAGTAAATCTAACTTTGAAGTGAGGATTGCTATGGCTAGGGAACTGGTTAAATTTCGGGAGCTGCGCTATTACAACCCAAGCACCAACCTTTGGGACTACTGCATTGCGGAAGACCATTGGAACTCTGTGGAGCAGGAGTTCGTTGCGATCATGGATGTAGTGTTGACCAACCACGACAGGGGCTTGTCATGCACCATTCCTGGCTTTGGTACCGCAACCGAATACGCTCTCGGTATTACTTACTACGCGGGGGACAGGGAATGAACTTCGAAACGCGCGTAGCGCTGTCACCAGAGAATGCTGAGCTGCTGCGACAAGTGCGGGAGTTGATGAACGCCGAGGTGGGTGTGAAGCTGACCTTGCCGCAAGTGATTTACCGGCTGTGCTTGGCTTACCTGAAGGGTAAGGTGAACTGAGCGTTTGCTTTTATAGTGAGGGTGAAATGACTCAACTCAGATGCCCGTACTGCGGCAGTGCAGCCGCCAAGCGTGTCACTGGCAACGATGGTGAATTGTTCGTTGGCGAGGATAGTGAAGTGTTCGACGCTGATATTTCTCGCTTCGAATGTAGCGCCAACCCGAAGCGGCATATATTTTACGCTGACGATTTTAACGGTAACAACAACCAAACGAGGATGAAATGAAAATGTCACGCATCGAAATCGAACCGCAAGTCGGCGGCTTGGTGGCTTCGGCCGTACTGATCGACCTGAATATATCCATGTGGGCTGGACGCAAGACGGCAAGGGATGTCACTGACAAGGTGGTGGCAGAGAACAACGCCAAGGCGCGCGATGCGGCACATGTGACGAAGAAGCTGTTCGTGGATAACCCGAAGTTTGCCGAAATCGGCAAGGCGGGAAACCGTATCCGCAACTACGTCAACGCGCACACGCTGCCGTGGATGGGCGATATGCGGCTGCTGCCCATCGCGCAGTTTATGGAGTTCACCGACGCCATGAACGACATGAAGGGTGAATTTGAAGCGGCGGTCGATAGCTTCTTGACCGACTACAGCACGGCGGTACGCGCCATGGCATTCAAGCTGGGCAATCTGTTCGACCGCAACGAGTACCCGGATGCGGCACATGTGCGCGCCAAGTTCGATGTGCAGTGGCGCGTGTGCCCTGTGCCGACTGCTGGTGATTTTCGGGTGGACGCCGAGAACAGGCTGAAGCAAGAGTTAGCTGAGCAGTATGGGCGCGCGCTGAACGAACGCATCGCCGAGGCGATGGCTGCCATGTGGGGCCGCCTGCACGAGTGCTTGACGCACATGAAGGAACGGCTCGATTATAAGGACGACGGCAAGCCCAACGTCTTCAGGGACAGCATGCTGGAGAACGCACACGAGCTTCTTTCCATGCTGCGCGCGTTGAATGTGACGGGCGACCCCAAGATGGAGTCGGCGCGGCGCGATCTGGCTGCAGCCCTGGCCGGCGTAGAAGCGCAGGAACTGCGCAAGAACGAGAAGGTGCGCGAGGATGTGCGGGCGCGGGTGTCTGATATTTTGGCAAGCCTGCCTCCGGACTTGTCATCCATAGTGGAGTAAAAATCGTGGGCGACAAAACACTGTTATTTCTCGTTGGCGTATTTAACCTTCTTGTGTCGGTGTGCCTGGCCGTCGCCTTGCTCGGGGGCGACTCCCACTGGCTGTTGAAGATGTGGTTCGCCGCGTGTTTGGTAGCCGGGCTGGTCAATGTATATATGGCTACCAGCACGTGGCGAGACAAGTAGCTTGTCAAGGTCAAGATCATGAGGTAGTATGAATGAAAGTCCTCAAATGGCCATGGAGCCCGATCCATACAGCAGTATTTGAAAAAATAAAGTACGAACAGACAGGTTCACACAGCCCCATGATCCGCATCACTCAACATCCAGACAGTCTTTTTGTCACTGGCACTAACGGCCTTTCGCAGTACGAGCGCGACGAAGAACTACCGCAAAACATACTCGAAAGGCTGCGTATCCTGCGCGCGACCGACCCTGGCACATATATCCAAGGGGTCGGTCGTCGCATGCGTGACGGCATCACCTTTTGGGTGGAGGAAAACGACGGCGACAAAGCGGGTGACAGTGTTATTTCTTTTTCTTACGTGGACATGGAGCACCCTGTGCCCCTGAATACGATAGAGTGCCTGGCGCAGATGTATTGGGTCGAAATGACTAGAGATAAAAAACGCGATGCAAACTATTAATGTTGATCTGCAAGAGCAGATTCACCGATTGCTATTGCGCGAAGCGCGCAACATGAGTCCTGAAGAAGTCACCGAGCGCTTGAATTTTTACAGCAAGCAAACGGACGTGGCTACGGTTCGCCGTAGCCTGAAATCCATGGCATGTCGCCGTGAACCTCGTATCGAACGAGCCAACGCCAACGACGAATCTCCTGCCCGCTACCGTGCCGTTGAGTTTCGCCCGCGGGCTTTGTACAAGAGCGGCATCGAGTTCAGCATGGCCCAACTCCTGGGCGAATAATTACTAACTTTGAAGTGAGAATTCCAATGGAAGGTAGGAGCACATCATGAGCAACAGGTTTTTCGTTTTTTGGGTGCTGTGGATTTTCATGATTTTCGAAGGGTGGTGTCTGTTCTTTGCAGACGGCACGCTGACGATCATGCAGATCGCCGCATTGTGGGGGTTGATGATGCTGGTGATGTTCCTGCCGGCGCTGGTGTACTTGTTAGTTCACGAACATAGGCACAAGGACGATAAAGATGAATCACATACTCGTAACACCTGACATGGCCAACTCTCCGTGCCCAGTGTGCGGCGCATCAGGCTCCCATATTTGTTCAGCTAGCGCGCCCCAGGAGGGCGACAGCGCGGCAGCACCAGCAGCGAGACTCGATTTCACTTCCGCGCTCGCAGTCGCAACACAGGTGTTCGAGCAATACAGAGTCGAACAGTCAAAGTGGTGGAAGCGTATGGACGGGACGCCAATCCTAAACGACATAGCGGTTCGCATGGCGCGGGCTTTCGTGGAGGCTCAAAATGAAAATTGACTGGAAAATCGCCAATCAAGCCGCCCAGCAAGCCAATGCAAATTATGGGCAGTGGATGCCGGAGCGTTGGCTACAGTTGTTCGTCAAGGCATACGACGCCCTTGCCGCCCAGCCGCCCGCGCAGGATGGCGATGTGCCGATGCCGGAGCCTAAGATCGCATGGCTGGCCCAGTCACTTGAGTATTACACCGCCGACCAACTCCGCGCCTACGGCGATGCTCGCGCTGCTGCCGCTCTCGCCAGCGCAGGCAAGCCGAGCGGGCAGGATGCGAAAGGAGAGCAGGCATGAGCCGCAGCGGATACAGCGACGATTGCGATGACGTGCTTGGGCTGGGCCGGTATCGCGCGCAGGTCATGTCGGCAATAAGGGGCAGGCGCGGCCAAGCACTGTTGCGCGAACTGCTAGCCGCGCTCGATGCCATGCCAGATAAGCGCTTGGTGGCGGGCGAACTGGAAGCAGACGGATCGTACTGCGCACTTGGCGTTGTCGGCCATGCGCGCGGTATGAACTTGGCAGTCATCGACAGCTACGACACTGAATCGCTGGGGCCGAAGTTCGGCATTGCCGAGCAAATGGCGCGCGAAATCATGTATGTCAACGACGACCACGTAAGCGAGTACCGCTGGGAGAAGGTTGAGGTTTATGGCCCGCTCCAGCCTTGGCAAAGCCGCTTCCCCACTGTCAGAGTCCCGAATGAAACTGTTGAATTCGAGCGGTGGCAGACGGTGCGGCAGTGGGTGGCATCCCATATCAAACCAGATGACGCCGCCATCGCCACCAAGGAGGCAGGGAAATGAGCGACAACCTATCCCGAGACGAGCGCAGCCTGCTCCTTTATGCCGAAACCTGCGCGGTTGACCATTCCGGGCTGATGGAAGGCATTCGCATGAATGCGGCCGACCATCAGGCGCTCAAGAGCTTGAAAGCAGGCGGCTATCTAGACCACGGGCGTATTCCGGCTTCCCTCCTGAAAGAAGCCGGCACCCGAACTCACTGGGTCACACTGACACAGCAAGGTTGGGCGCTGGCCCACTACCTGCGGCAGCACCATTGCGCTGTTCGACTCTCCAAACTACGGCAGAAAGTTGATGAACTGGTGAAGGAAAAAGCATGAGCGCCGAACTGTTGAACTGCCCGTTTTGCGATGGCCGCGCGCAAGTGCATGAGCGCTGCACCGATGACGGCAAGCCTTTCTACGTGAAATGCGATGGCTGCTTTATAGAAGTCGCTTACGCATCCACGTGGGAAGCGTCCATCGAAATGTGGAACCGTCGCGCCACCGCTGCCGCATCCCAAGCCCAGCCAGCGCCCTTCAGCGCTGGATATGGAGCCGTCAAGCCGGACGCCACAGCCGCCGCCAAGGCCACAGCCGCCGCTCACGCAGCGCAACAGGGGGAGCAAGCCAGAATCGAGCGAATGAAACACGACTTCCCGCACCTGATCGAGTTCTACGGCAAGCATGCGCTTGGCCCGATGCTGCCGCCGTCTTGCCTCTGCTGCGGGCAATCGACCAAAGACCGAAAAATCGGCATCAGGCACATGGAGCTACCCGGCGTCGTGATTTGCGAGCCGTGCATGCAAGCCGCCCGCTCCGCACCCCGCCCGGTGCTGACGGAGGAACAGATTGCGGCAATTAGCCGCGCACTTGAGGCTTTGAACGAGGCGAAAAACGACTGCCCATCACTAGCCGAAAAACAGCGCGAATACTACGAAAGCGTCATATCTGGATTGCGCGCCTTGCGCGAGGGAGGCGGGGATGGCAGCGACACCTGAAGCCAAGGCGAAAGCAAAGGTAGACAAGTGCTTGAAAGCCGCGGGCTGCTACTACATCACACCTACCACGGCGGGGTTTGGTAAGTCGGGCGCCCCCGACCGCATGGGTGTAGCCAACGGCCGCATGTTCGGCTGCGAAGTCAAAGCGGGCACAGGTCTGACTGAGTTACAGAAGGACCACCTGCGACGTATCGAAGCGGCTGGTGGGTTTTCGTTTGTAGTGCGTATCCAAGACAACCGTGCATACGGCCTTGGTAAATTTTGTTCCTTCCTTGGAGTATCCATACATGAAGCTGGCAAACAAATTAAAGAGCTTGGCCCTTTGGCTGAAGATGACTTTCGCACCCATGCGTGAGAAGGACTATCCGGTACACCTGCAACTGGCCTTGAAGTTCTTGGCCGAGACGGAAGTCGATCCGCTGGATGATTACACGCGGCGCAATGATCGTCGCACGAGCGCGCTGGATCAATGGTCGCAGACCCAGTCCTTGGAAGTGCGCCGCATCCTGGGTCGTGCAGCGTATGACGCGTCCAAGCGCTTGCGTGATGCCAAGCTGGTTCAACAAATGGCTGTGTCAGATAGCGACTATGCAGAAATGTTGAATAAAGATGTCGCCGTCAAGCGAGCCGGTACGACCACGGCGTCGCAGTCAGCTAAGGCCGCTATGAATCAGGCAGCGCAGAATCAAGCGATGCAAGCCGCTCAGGGCCAGAAGTTCAGCAGCCTAGCGGCAACCACTTACGAAGACTATCTCAACCGCCACGCCCACAACAATCCAAACATATGAAAAACGTCGTATTCATTGACTATGAAACGTATTGGAGCGTCGACCATACTCTGACCAAGATGAACCCCATCACCTACGTGATGCATCCTGATACGGAGATTCAGTCGATAGCGATCAAGTGGAACAAATACCCGACCGATGTGTTCTTCGGCGAAGGCCGCATACGCGCCCTGCTCGAAAAGCACCAGCGCAACGGTGACTTCGATGACGCCATGATCGTGGCGCACAACGGTTCGGGATTCGACCACTTGATTAGTGCATGGCGCTTCGGTATCAAACCCAAGGCGTGGGGCTGCACGCTGGCCATGAGCCGACCGTTCTACGGCGTGTCGGTGGGGGGCTCGCTGAAGAAGGTGTCGGCGGCCCTGGGCCTTGGCATGAAGGGCGACCTTGAAACGATCAACACCAAGGGCAAGAGGCTCAACGACTTCACATCTGAGCAGATTGCTGCCATGCGTGAGTACAACCGACAGGACACGGAGCTTTGCGCTGGCATCTTCTACGCGCTGGCACCGCGCTTGTCGGTGAAAGAACTCAAGCTGATCGACTTGGCCACCCGCATGACGGTGGAAGAGAAGTTCGAGGCTGACGTTGACTTGCTTCGATCCACCCTGACGCGGGTACAGGCTGAGAAGAGGCAGCGGCTATTGGAGCTTTATGGTGTTTCCAAGGAGCGCGGGCTGGTGGACACTACCACCAGCGCTACGCCTGAAGAAGCGGTGCGCAGCGTGGTCATGTCGCAGATGAAGTTCTCTACGTTGCTGCAAGCCTTGGGCGCGGATGTGCCTATGAAGCCCTCCAAGACCAGCCCCAACACCATGATCCCGGCCCTGGCCAAAACCGACAAGGGCATGGAAGCGCTGCTTGAGCACGAAGATGAAACCGTTGCGCTGGCCGCGGCCGTGCGGCTGGAAACCAAGTCCACGCAGCTTGAGACCCGCCTGCAAACCTATATCAATGTGGCCCAGGCCCGCGGTGGCAAGCTACCCATGCCGGTCAACTACTGCGGCGCAGCTATCTCGTGGCGCATGTCGGGCGGCATGAAGATGAACGTGCAGAATATGCCGCGTGTGGCACGCCACCCCAAAGGTCACGCTCTGGCCGGCCAACCCACCGACAAGCCGCACAACAGCCTGCGACTGGCGCTCAAGGCGCCCAAAGGCAAGAAGATCGTGGTGGTGGACTCGTCCAACATCGAGCTGCGCGTGGCACACAAGCTGGCGGGGGAGTTGGACACCATCGAGAAGCTGCGCAACAGGGAAGACCTGTACTGCTGGTTTGCCTCCGATCTGTTCGGCCGCACCATTACCAAGGCTGACGAAGACGAGCGCTTCATCGGCAAGGTGGCCATGCTGTCCCTGCAGTATGGCGCGTCGTGGAAGTCCTTCCAGAATATGGCGCGTGTTCTATCCGGCGGCAAGACCGACCTGTCGGAAGACGAGTGCAAACGCATCGTTAAAATCTGGCGCACTAGGTTCCATCGCATCGCTGGCAAAGAAGGCATCTGGAAGCAGTGCGATCGCGCCATCGAAGCCATGGGCACGGCCGACACCTACATTTTCAGCGAACTCGATCTGTTTACCGCACTTGAACAGCTCATCACGCCGAATAATCACTGGCTGCAATACCCGGACCTGCACAGCTTCATCGACCCCAACACCGGCTACACGCAGTGGGAATACGGCCAGGGCCAGAACAAGTCGCGTATCCACGGCGCGCACCTGTTCGAAAATATTTGCCAGCATTTGGCGCGTAACATCGTCATGGAGCAGACGCTTGTCCTTGACAAGATGTACCCTGGCGCCGTAGCATTGAGCTGTCATGACGAGGCCGACTTGGTGGTGGACGAAGACATGGCCGAGCAGTGCAGGGAAGACTCGGTGCGTGTGTTCTCAACGTCGCCGTCGTGGTGGCCTGATCTGCCGCTGGCGGCTGAAGCTGGTATTGGAGATACATATGGCGCAGCAAAATGACGAACAGATTTATGTAGCGGTGGTGGGCGCGTCCGGCTGTTCTAAACGTCGCCCGCTGGAATGGTATTACGAGCCGGTGCAGAACAAGGCGCGCATTTTGCTGGCGGCTAGGGACCAGGACGGCAGGGCGGCTATAGATGGCGTGGGTCATATAGCACCTATAGAGTGGCCGTACGAAGGCGGCGACGGCTCGATAACAGTACTTGTTTATTCGGTCGATTATGCAAACGGACTCAGGTGAAGCAATTGAAAAGGGCCAGTGGTGGTATGTACGCTACCCAGCAGAGAACGAGCTGGTGATGGTAAAGGTGCTGGACGCTACTGAAATGACAGTGCTGGTTGACCCGGTGTCGACGACCAAGAAGCAAGGTCGATACAAGAACGGTTATTTAGAATTTGTTGAACTTACTCAACCGTAATCATGGCTCTCACACAAAAGAAATTTGAAAAGCTATACGACGAACAGACCGTATCAGCCAAGAAGGTTTACTCTGCCATGCGCGGCGACGACGCTTCAATGCCGGTGCATGTCGTCGTTTCCGAACTAGAGAACAAGGGCGTATCCATGGCCTTTCGCGTGGTGCACGGATGCCTCAAGGCGCTCACGGAAGCAGGCCTTGTGAAAGAAGTAGAGCATGCCGTCTACGCCAAGGTGCCGATCCGCGAACCGGAGCTGGATGCCACAGATATTTTCGTGCAGATGCATGCACCAGAACCCGCGCCAAAGCCGGTCGTCGTGGCCCTGCCGGAAAACAAGCCTGTCAAATCGTTTGCTGATCTGAAGGTGGTGGAGCCCGCGGTGAAGGGCGACGAGCGCGCTGCGCTTCCTCCCGATCCGTCGTTCGAAACCATGGTCAAGCTGGACAAGTTGCAGTCCTACGTGCGGACCCTGGCTAAAGAAATGGAAGACATGCTTGCTCAGATTGACAGCATCAAGGCAGAAGTCACGGCCCAGCGCGACGCGCACAGGCAGGACCAGGAGAAGCTGCAGAAATTCAGGGAGTTCCTGCTGGCGAAGAAAAAAGCATGAAGAAAATTTATGTCTACCCTAATTCTGTGCTGCGCACAGACATATACAGCATTATGTCTGACCCCTTGAACGGGGTGCCTGAAATATATGCCGACTGTGTACGAATACTGGATGCTGGAGCCGACGTGAATGGTTGTTGCTTAATAATTGGCTTAGGTGAGCGGGCCGAACAGGGTGACCGCGTGGTCTACTTCATTGACGAGAAGTGGAGGACAAAAGGTGGCTAACGTGAAGAAGGGAACCCTCACAGGTTCACCGCAATGGTGGAAGCACCTGAAGGATTACAAGCGCGTGTTCTGGAAGGGGGAACGCCGGGCGCAGGATAACGCCATCAAGCATGAAGCGACGACGCCTGTGTGTTTGTCGTGCGGTCGCACCACAGACGATGTAGGTGAACATTACTGCGGCAAGAAGCATGGAGACTACGAATGAAAACAGAATTGAGCCGTTGGTTGGCGTGGGTGCTGTTCTACGCAGGTCATTACATCAACAAGCCAACTGACTGGGGTAAATGGAATGGCTGGTGGATGAATTTCTATGGCAAGGCTACCTACCCGATCTACAACTGGCTGATGCTTCGCTCGGCTGCCGTGACCCGATCCGAGCCGGACGCTGACGGCCCGCGTTGGCCGTGGGGTGACTACTGGAAGGATAAAGTTGATGAGTGAAATCGAAGAAGCTGCACAGGCATACGCAGACACCTATCCAGAAGAAGAACGTGCCGAGGTGTACCGCATCTACCTGATGGGCGCTGCTTACGCCTTGTCGAAGGCAGCCATGCGCGTGAATACGGCCATGGGCCGCGGCGGAAACCTCGTGCTTGGCTTGCTGGAGGACAACCCTCATGCCCGCTGAAATTCAATGGACCTTTTCCCAGGTCAAAGCTTTCCAAACCTGCCCGCGTCAGTACCTGCATAAATATGTACTGAAAGACATCCCCTACGTCCAGTCCGAAGAAGCCAAATTTGGTGACGCGGTGCACGAGGCGATCGAAAATCTCATTAAAAAACAGACGCCTATACCTGACAAGTTCAAGCAGTTCATCCCGCAGATCGAGCCCGTCCTGCGCTGGCCGGGTGTCAAGTATGCCGAGCGGAAAATGGCTCTTGATTCCAACATGCAACCGTGCGATTATTACAGCCCGGAATACTTTGTCCGTGGCAAGGCCGACTTCATGACGATTGACGGTGCCAAGGCGCGCTGCTTGGACTGGAAGACTGGGGGCAACCTCAAGTACGCCGAAGTCAAGCAGAACGAACTGATGGCGCTGATGATCTTCAAGCTGCATCCGGAGGTTGAAGTCGTGTCCACCGGGCTGGTGTTCCTCATGCTTGATCGTGTCGTACCAGCGACGTTCTGGCGCAAAGACGAGAAGGCGATGTGGTTGCGGTGGATGTATGAAGTCGAGCGCATCAAAGAAGCGAAAAAGCGCAACAACTTCGGGCCGAACCCCAGCGGGCTGTGCAAGAAATGGTGTGATGTACTGAGCTGCGAACACAACGGGAAAACGAACGCATGAAAAACTTGATCCTTGGCGCGTTGACGACGCTGGGCTTGATCGCTTACCTGATTATCGGTTCGTGGGCACTCATGTGGATGGTCAAGTGGATGGCGTGGCCCGTGGCGCCCTTGGTTTGCTAGACAGCGTCATCAGGTAACGGCAACTGCACGACCAACTCCTGACCCGGCCCGCTGCGTGAATATAGGCCGGGGGCATTTCTAACTTTGAAGTGAGGACTTCATGCCACCGAAAGTACGCGACTACAAAAAAGAATATCAACAGCAGCTTGACCGGCCGTACGAAAAGAAGCGCCGGCACGACCGCTACGAAGCGCGCAAGCTGATTGATGCAGAAGGCATCGACCGCAAGGGCAAAGACGTCGCACACGTGAAAGCCCTGGCCAACGGCGGCAAGACCACCAAGAGCAACATCAAAGTCGTCGAGCCCCACGCCAACCTGTCCTACAAGCGCAAGAGCAATCACAAACCGATCAAATGACACGCCAGCGGCGCGGGTGGGCGATGACGACCGTGCGCAAAGGCGTCCCACACCGCAAGTACCTGAACAAGCGCACCACCATGCGCGCGATCAGACGCGTACTCAAATACTTCGAGGTAACGCGTGCAGATCGTTGACAACCGTGGGTTGCTGCTCAAGCTGCGCAACCCTGGCATGGTGACCTCTGTCATCAGCAAATCCAAGGCGGTGGATGACAGCACAGTGCTGTGCAAGTGGGACATCGCCACGGCACGCACGCTGACCAAGCTGGGTTTCAAGGGCGTCCCCTCACCCATCCAAAAATACAACTACCCGCACTTCCCCGGCGAGCCGCCCATGGCCCACCAGCGCGCCATGGCGGAGTTCATGACGCTGCACCAACGCTGTTTCAATCTGTCCGAAATGGGCACGGCCAAGACCCGTGCGGTGCTGTGGGCCGCCGACTATCTCATGCAGCAGGAACTGGTTAGGCGAGCGCTGATCCTGGCGCCACTGTCCATCCTTGACACTGCCTGGATGGCTGACCTGTATAAGACTGTCATCCACCGCACCGCGTGCGTGGCCACAGGCGACCCATCCCGTCGCAAGAAGCTGATCGAATCCAACACCGACTTCGTGATCGCCAACCACGACTGCGTGAAGTCTTCACGCATCGAGCTGGCCAGGGCCGAATTCGACCTCATCATCGTTGACGAAGCCAGCGCGTTCTGCAACGCCACCACCGACCGCTCCAAGGCGCTGCAATCCCTCATCAAGCCCAACACCAACTTGTGGCTCTTGACCGGCACGCCTGCGGCTAACTCGCCGCTTCAAGCCTACGGCTTGGCCAAGATGGTGTGCCCTGATCGCGTGCCTAAGTATTTTTCAGGCTGGCGTGACAAGGTGATGCACAAGATCAGCAACTTCACCTATGTTCCCAAACCCGACGCTCAGCAGCAGGTGTTCTCTGTGCTGCAACCGGCGATTCGCTTCGCCAAGAAGGACTGTATCGAGCTGCCGCCGCTGACTTATCAGATGCGTGAAGTGCCGATGGACGCCACGCAGAAGAAGTACTACGACGACATGAAGAAGCAGATGCTCATGTATGCGGCTGGCGAAAAAATCACCGCGGCCAATGCAGGGGTTCTGTTGTCCAAGCTGCTGCAGATCGCAGCCGGTACGGTGTATAGCGATGATGGCAAAGTCATCGACTTTCGTGCGACCTCGCGCCTGAACGAAATGCTGTCGGTGATTCACGAGTGCGACGAGAAGGTGCTGGTGTTCGCACCTTTCAAGGCCAGCATCAAGATGATCGCTGCGTTCTTGGAGAAGCATGGTGTCGAGTGCGCCATCATTGACGGCGACACGTCAAAAGACCAACGCAAGTTGATGATTAACTTGTTCCAGCAGAGCGATATTCTGAAGGTGCTGATTATGCAACCGCGTACTGCTGCACACGGCTTGACACTGACACGCGCGTCGACTACGATCTGGTTCACGCCGGTCAGTTCGCTCGAAATCTGGAACCAAGCCAATGCGCGTATGGACCGGCCCGGACAGGTGCATGACATGACAATTGTCAGCTTGTGCGGCAGCCCGGTCGAGAAGCGGGTGTACCACATGCTGGGGAAGCGCGCTGTGGCCCAGGACGAGTTGTTGAAACTGTTCAAAGACGAAGTTGGCTTGACAACGTAAAGAAACAGCGTATAATAAGAATTCGGGGTGGGGCACTGAGCACTGGGTATGCTCGGGGGTGCCAAAGGATCGGCACCCGTTTCTGGTTCGAGTCCAGCCACCTCGTTCCTAACTTTTAACGTGAGGATTGCATGGCCGATCAAACTGACGGTCGCTTTAACGACCCCAAGTTTCTCACCAAGGTGTACATCCGGATGAGAGACAAGAAAGCCGAAATCAATGCCGAGGCGGAAGCCAAGGTCAAGCACATCGACGAACAAATGAAAGTCATCGAAGGCCAGTTGCTGGCGCTGCTCGGTGACAACAACTCGATGTCCAACGATTACGGCAGTGTCACCCGTATTACCAAAGAACATTTCTGGTGCAGCGACTGGGACAATTTCAAGTCCTTTGTTGTTGAGCACTTGAACGAAGGGAGCCTGGACCTGTACGAGCATCGCTTGGCACAGAAAAACACCAAGGCTTTCCTTGAGCAGCATCCGGGGGTAGTGCCACCCGGTCTTCAAGCCGATCGTCGCTTTGGCGTTCGGGTAACCCGTAAATCTTCCAAGCCCGGCGAGGAATAAAAATGACTGCAGTAACCCTTTTCACCCAAGGTAATGTCGCTATCCCCGACTACCTGAAAAACGTAGAGCTTGACGACACGACCAAGAAGCTGGCCGGCAACGGCGGCGGCATGCGAATCTCCATCCGGGGCAGCGTGTGGCGTTTGATGAACGGTGGTGAAGAAATCAGCCGCAATGAAGACCGTGCCATGAACGTGGTGGTCGTGGCGTCCAGCCCGGACGTATCGCGCAACTACTACGACGGCCCGTATGAAGACGGCCAGTCGGTGCCGCCTACCTGCTGGTCGAGCGATGACAAAACGCCGGATGCCAACGTGCCGGAAGACCAGAAGCAATCTGCATCCTGCGCCACCTGCCCGCAGAACATCGCCGGCTCCGGCAACAACGGCGAGAGCCGCGCCTGCAAATACGCGCGCCGGCTGGCCGTGGCCCTGGAAAACGATCCCAAGGGCGGCGTGTATCAGCTTCAACTGCCGGCCCAGTCGATCTTCGGCAAGCCCGAGGCCGATGGCAAGATGCCGCTGCAGGCGTATGCCAAGCTCCTGGTGCAGAACAAGCTGCCGATCAACGCCGTGGTGACCGAAATGCGTTTCGACACCAACAGTTCCACGCCGAAGGTTACCTTCCGGCCGGTGCGCCCGCTGACGCAAGAAGAATACGAGCGCGCCAAGGAGCAAGGCCAGTCGCAAGAAGCGCAAGAAGCCATCCGCTTCACCGTGTTCCAGACCGACACCAAGAAAACGGCCGAGAACGCTGCCGGCATCTTCGCCGAAAAGACCACGCCCGAGCAGGCTGCAGCCGTACAGCAAAAGGCTGAAGAAGCCCCCAAGCGTACCCGCGCCAAGCCCAAGGCTGAGCAGCCCGCCGCTGCGCAGGCGGCACCGCAGGAAAAGAAATACAGCGACATGTCGTCCAAGGAATACGCTCAAGTCGTGGCTCAAACGCCCCTGTCGGAAGAAGACGAGGAAGAAGCCGAACTGGAACGCAAGCTGGCTGCCAAGCGCGCTGCCAAAGCCGCAGCCGCCGCTGCAGCGGCCCAGGTAGTTGAGCCTGTGGTGGTGAAGCAGCACGCGGACCCGGCGCCACAGCCTGCTGGCGTGGCTTCCATTTTGGAAGAGTGGGACGACCCGGCCTGATGATGGACACAGAACTCCTGGTGCTACTTTCTTTGGCTATGGCATGTGGCGCGTTCTTTGCCGCTATATCGGGCGATACGCCGCTGGCCGTGATCCTGGTGTTTGTTGTCTTCTTGTTGCTCTGCACACCGCTCTAACCTACGCCCAGCCAAGGGGTGCAAACGTGGCGCAGCGCGGCTCTGGTTCTTGGCATAGCCGCGGCCCGGCCCGCAGCCTCTCAAACGCGGGTGACTCGGTTGAAGTCCTCTCAAATCAACCTATCCAGCGTGCTGTAACACGCTGGACTGGCGGGTGTAAAGCCCGCCACCCGAATACGAAAACGGAGCAATGATGACTGGTTTTAATTACGCCTTTGCGCAGGAACTGCTCGACAAGAGCAAGCGCGACCCCAAGAACCCGATCGCCAAGATCGGCGCGCTGTGCGTCGAAACCGATACCTCTGTTGCGCAAGTGGCCAGCTATTTCAGTGTGTCGCGCCAGTCCGTGTATGGCTGGCTGACCGGCGAATTCCAACCCGACGAAGACAAGCTCAAGAAGGCTGACAAATTCATCGCCAAGCTCGAAACGAAGAAAGCGAAAATCGCAGCCCGCAAGGCGGGGTAATGCGCCATGACCACGGCGAGGGAGTTGCTGTCCGCTGCACTGGACAGCGATGGAGTGATTTGCGTCTTCGTGCAGAAGGGCGACCGCCGGTGGAATAAGTTTTTTCCGGCTGGAGCATACGAACAAGCGGAGAATTACGCCGCACAAAAAGATCGTGAGGGACACAACTGCTATTTCTGCACCGCTACACTCGCCACCGCCAACAGTCGTGAAGCTGCCAATGCACATGCCGTCAAGCTGTTCAAACTTGACCTGGATGTAGGGCCGGAAGAAAACAAGTTCGCATCCCAGCAGGATGCTGGCGCCAGCCTGCGCGCGTTTTGCAAGACAGTCGGCCTGCCCAGGCCCACCGTGGTGTCGTCCGGTGGTGGTCTGCACTGCTATTGGTTCATGGACGAGGCGCTGGTACCGGCTGATGCCAAGGCGATGCAGGAGCGCTTCAAGGCGCTGACCATCCACCATGGACTCAAGGCCGACCACAGCACCACGGCGGATATCGTGCGCGTGCTGCGTCTGCCGGGCACGCACAACCACAAAGACCCGGCCAACCCGCGCTTGGTGCAGATGCTGACGCCTATCGCCACCTATGGGCTGGATGAGCTGTGCGATATCGTGGACGCGGCCTATGCGCGCATGCCGAATGCGATGCCGCCGCAACTGTTCGCCGGCCAGGACATTTCTCATTTACAAAGTGAGGATGACGCCACAAAGAAGTTGGCGGGCAACGACCCCAACAAGGTGCTGGTGTTCAGCAAGCTCTTGCGCCTGTCCCTGGAAGGCAACGGCTGCGCGCAGATCAAACGGATGTGGAACAACCGGGAGCATGCCAGCGAACCGGAGTGGCGTGATCTGCTGGGCTTTGCCGCCAAGGCACAGGACCGCGACAAGGCGATCCACGATATATCGGAGCTGCACGAGTCCTACAGTCCGTCGGAGACGGAGAAGAAAGCCAACGAAATCCCGGCGCCGCATAACTGCGCCTATTTCCAGACCGGCGAGAATAAGGACACCTGCAAGGGCTGCAAGCACGCCAAGAAGATCAATTCGCCCGTGTCGCTGGGTATGGTCACGCAGAAGGCGGTCGGCGAAGACAACATCGTCATCGCACAGAACAAGAACGTGGACGAAGCGCCGCGCCAGTATGTGATTCCGCCACTGCCGCACGGGTATTTCCGCGGCAAGCATGGCGGCATCTATAAGCAAGGCAAGGACGAGGGAGAAGACACCTTGTTGTGCCATGAAGATTTTTATGCCGTGGCTAATTTGAAGGATGGAGACAACTACCTGATCGAGCTTTGCGTGAACACCGGCAAGCACGATGGCGTCAAGCAGTTCATGCTGCCGCTGGGCGGTCTGTTTGGTGAAGCGCTCAAGAAGCTGCTGCCCGAGAAGGGCGTGCGCCCGCCGCATGTGGCCACCGGCTTCGCCAACCTGATGCAGTATGTCAGTGAGTACCATCGGTTTTTGCGCGACCAGAAACCGTCTGTGCCGGTCAAGCATCAGTTCGGCTGGACGAACGCAGAGTTCGATTCGTTTGTCATCGGCGAGCGCGAAATCAAGCGGCACCCTGGCGGTGCCATTACAGTGGAGTACAGCCAGCCGTCCGACGAACTGCTGTCGATCTGCGATCGTTTTACGCGCAAAGGCAGTCTGGATGCGTGGCGCGACACAGTGAATGTCTATGCACGAGATAAGCGGCTGGCCCCGCACCGCTTTGGTGTGCTGATGGGATTTGCTGGCCCCTTGATTCCGCTGCTCGATTTGAAGGGCATGGTGGTGAATCTGTACGGCGAGCGCTCTGGCCACGGCAAGACGACGGTGTTGGAGACGCAGGCCACGATTTGGGGCTCACCGGACGCCATGCGCAGCCACAAGGACACGGCGGCCAGCCGGCTGCATACCCTGGGCTGCTACAAGAACATTCCAGCCGGTTACGACGAAATGACGCGGGTGCCGGTGGAAGACTTGCAGGACTTCCTGTACCAGATTACGTCTGGCCAGGGCAAGGATCGGATGGAGGCACAGACAAACCGTCTGCGCGTGAACCATACCAACTGGGCCACGGCCGTGACGATTACGGCCAACACCAGCTTCGTGGATCGCATCACGTCCATGCAAAGCGGTGGCGAAGGCGTGCTGATGCGCCTGCTGGAAGTGCACTTTGAAGAAGAGAACCGCAACGTATTGGAGAAGGAGGAAGCCGACCGAGTATTCAATGTCATCAAGCACAACTATGGCCATGCCGGTGAAATCTTCATCAAGCATGTCATGGCCAAGGGCGTGAACGTGGTGCGCGCGATGCTCAATGAAGAACGGATCAAGATCGACGCCGACACCAACATGACCAACCAAGAGCGTTTCTGGTCCGGTGCTGTCACGGCAGCTTATGTTGGCGGCTTGCTGGCCAGGGAAGCTGGGTTGATTAACTTCGACATGGAAGACATGCGCGTGTGGTTGGTGGAGTTGGTGAAGTCGCTGCGCTCACGGCAAACGTCGCCGCAGGCGTACGAAGAAAACCAGCAAGTGCTGTCGGCCTACGTGCAACAGAACATCAACTCCATGTATGTGTACAGCCACGTTGGCGGCGCGGACGCCGATCCGGTCATGCAGAGCAAGCCGCACGGTGTGGCACTCGGGCGCGTCGACGTGTATAAAAACGGTGCTGTGATCGCTATGCTGTGTCGTGGTCCGTTCAACGAGTACCTGAGCAGCAATCAGAAGCTGTCAATCGACGGTTTCATGCGTGCCATGGCAAATTCCGGCATGCCATTGGAAGACACTCGTGGTCGTATCGCGCTGGTGGCCAACGAAAGTAAGGAGGTAGGCAAGGGCGACAAAGGTTTGATGAATGCCGTTCGCGTCTACAAGGTTGTTATGCAAAACGGAGTAGGAGAAAACCATGAATCAGGAAATGCCGCACCTGACAAAGTCGATGGGGTACAGCAGTAACGCTACAGACTTAGCCTTTGAAGAGCGTATGTCGCACATCAGGGCTGTTAACGCTATGAGCAACATCAACCACCCGCTGCTCGGCCAAATGACGCCGACCCAGCAACAGGAGAAACAAACAATGAGCAACACTCGCATCGCACGTGTCATCATCGCCGACACCAACGAAAGCCTGCCGCTGGACAAACGCATCTTGTATATGGGCGAAGAAAAGCTGACTGACCTGACGGACAATGAACTGTTCTTCGAGCTGCCCATGGCCGACCTCCTGGTCGAACATAACAAAGTCCGCACCGCTACCAAAGACAAGGCCAGCAAGGATGGTGAAATGCTGCCGGCGGCACGTATCCGTGATCTGCGCATGGTGGTCGTCGACATCGCCAAGTTCTGATCCCTATGGCTGCCAAAAAGAAGCACCCGTGTAGCTGGCCTGGCTGCGCGGAGCAAGTGCCCAAGGGCCGATGGGGCTGCGCCAAGCACTGGATGCGGTTGCCGCAGCGAATACGCATCGCGTTGTGGCTATCGTATTGCCCAGGGCAGCCTGAAGGCGCAGAGCGCGGGACTGTGAGCGTGGCGTGGTATCGTGCCGCGCAGGCGGCCCAGGACTTTATCAAGCACAAGGAGGGAACCGATGGACATTGAAGTGATCGATGTAGCAGCACTTAAAAAGCAAAACGCAGCCTTGCGTAAGCTGTTTGATGCAGTGGAAAATGTGGTCAAGGCTAGGGGTGGCGCGAAAGAAGATGCGCTGGCTTTACTTGGTGAAACTTACTATGAGGTAAAGAATGCTGGATTGGTTTCGAAAACAAAAACGCATGCGCAGGGAAATCATCGAGAAGCGCATGGCTGAGAGCGAGGCGCGTTGGCGCGCGGAGCGGGACGAAAAAATTGCTCAGCTTCAAAAGATGCTGAGCAGCCACCCGCTCAAACAGCCGGTGCAGCGCAAGGCAAAAGAATAGGCTATACTATCGAAAGTTCAAGCCAATCCTCCGGTGCATGAACTGCTCCCCGCGGAATCCAGAAGCCAGCTTCCCTCACTTCACTGGCTTCCCCGCGGGGATTTTTTTGCCCCTAGTCTTCCATCAAACGCCGCAGTTGCGGTGAGACCTGCTTGGCGATCTGGTTCTGCATGGCGCGCAGTTGATCCTTGCGCTGGCGCTTCTGGATCGCGTTCATGCTGTTGTCATAGTCAATCTGCTGCATCGCCTGACGGATCGTGCGCAGTTGCGTGTCGACGCCGTTGAGCTGGCCAGCCATCTGATACAGCATGGTGTTCGGCTTGCCGTTGGTCTCGCCTTTCAAATACTCCTTCAGCCCCTGCACATCGCCGCGGCTCTTGAGCGCGTCTGCCGTGGTCTTGACCTTGGTCAGTGTGTCCTTGTAGCCGTAGTAGTTGTCCAGGTCGCGTGAGCGGTTCGGATCGGTCAGGAACGAACCCGCCACCGGCATGCGGTTGGTCGGGGTAGACGCGCCGCTCGGGCTGGCCATCTGCGACGCCGACGCCAGGGCCATGCCAACGGTACCGAGATAGCCCTTGATGATGTGTTGGGCCTGGATGGGCGACAGGCCGGTGATGGCGCCCAGGCCGCGATCCATCGGCGTGGTCTGGTCGTTGGTGCGTACCCACGGCTCTTTCTTCAGGTCTTCTTCGCGCTCCAGCGGCCGATCGAAGAAGGTGTCGCGGTTCATCGACACTTCCAGCGCCGGCTTCAGATACTGCGGCATCCAGTAGGTCAGCGACAGTTGCGGGAAGGTGCGTTGGAACGCCTTGACCAAGCTGGTCTTGGTTTCCTGGTTCGACGACAGCCCGCTGGCGCGGTTGAACATCACTTCCGGCAGGGTCTTGAAGGCTGCACCCACCTCGTACGGGATTGGCACGCGCAGCATGCTACCGCCGGGCAGCGGGACCAGCCAGTAGTTGTCGCGCTCGTTTTGACTGGCGCGCTGGTAGGCCTCGTTGCCCTGCATTGCCGCGGCATAGGCCGTGGTCGCTGCCGCCATATAGGCGCCCTTGATGGCCAGCCCGCGCACAGCGTTGTCGACTGCCATGCCGGTGGTGTCGCCGTGCGTAATCATGCGGTAGTACTTGTAGAAGCCCTGCAGGTTCGAGTTGAAGAACGGGATCAGGGTCTTGGCGATCGTGATGGCCTGCATGTCGCCGCGACGGCGGAAATCCAGCAGGTTGCGGGCTGCAGCAATGGCTTCTGTCTCGCTGCCGGTGCGCTCCTTGGCCGCGTTGAAAATCGTCTGGCGCGTGGCCACTTCCGCTTCGCTGGAGATATGGTTGGCCTTGTCCCACAGCTTGGAGAAGAACGTGTCCAGGCCAGCGGCCTTGTCCTTGGCGCTCCCCGAGCGGTTGAACTGCTTGATGATGCTGTCGTACTCACGCATCTGCGAAGTGAATTCGCGGTTGCCGGTCAGGCCGTAATGGGTGACGTCGTAGTTGTCCTGCTTGTTGACACCGCGCGCGAAACGACCGAACGACTCGGCCATGGTGGAAGCGATGTTCTTGTGCGTGAAGTTCGCCATCCACGCTTCGGTATTGTCCTTGAACATATTGCGCACGACGAAGTCAGGCGTGATGACGATCGCGTTGCGAAACACGGCCGTGGCATTTTCCAACGCCCGGAACATAGCCGGTGCGTCGGTCATCAGGCCGCGCAGGGACAGGTAAGCGTTCTTGTCGTTGAGCAGGTAGGCAGTCGGCCGCCCCTCTTCCAGCACCTTGACCTTGTACCAGCCGTCCGGTGCCGGCTTGGTGTGGTCAGGCATCTGCTTGATGCCATACTGGCCGTCGGCTTTCAGCTCTTCGATCGTGTGGAAGGTGGCGTCGTTACGGATGCCGGAGTCGGCCAAGCGCATGCGGCGCTCGATCAAGCTGTCCAGCACATCACGCACCTGCCGTTCGCTGCCCTTGAATTTATCCCCGGTCTTGGAAAACGAACCGCCCGATGCGGGCTTGAATGCAGTGGTCTGGTTCTCCTGGTCGATGACGCGATCCAGCGGGATATAGAATTTGTTCTGCCGGAACTCGTTGGCCAGGTCTTTGCCAATCAGGTTGGTCGACTCCATGAAGTCGATATCGTGCATGTTCATGTCGTGAATCATGTCCACGACCTTCTTCACTTCCGGTATCGTCTTGTAGTCGTTCAGCGCCTGCGCCATCATGGCGTCGTTCACATGCGACGGCCGGGCATATTCCTCGTCGCCACGGGCAGCACCTTTGGCTTCACGCTCGTAGTAGGACAGGTTGGCCATCAGATTGGTCAGCACCTTGTGCTTGTCCGCGCCCAGCTCATCGGGCAGGGCCATGACCGACTCACGCAGTTTCTTCAGGTTGGCGTTGTCGTCGCGCTGCACCTGATAGGCACCTTCGCTGTTCTTGCCCAAATAGCCCGTGACCAGGGAGTCCTGTCCCATGTTGTAGCGATACTCGCTTTCTGCCAGCAACTCCGTAGCGGTGGCACGACGCAGGCCATCGGCGTCGATATAGGTCGCATCACGGTTCAGGTGACGCGTCACGCCCAGGCGCCAGTCGAACAGGCGCTGCTCGGCCACGTAGCTGGCTTCCCTGAACCAATCCTTGAAGTCACGGATGCTGTTGATGTTCTTGGCCGTTTCCTTGATCTTGTCGGCGCCCTCCACCATTTTTTCCAGCGGGCCTTTGTTATGCTCAGCGGCCGCCACATCAGGCTGGTCGTAGGGGATGCGCCCGGATGCCGGTGCATAGTCGCGCGCAGTATCCGGGGCCGCCTCGCCCATGACGTTGTGCTTGCTGGCTGCAATCAGCTTGCTGGTTTCGTGCAGCGTGTTGGACAGGACATTGTCCTGGTCCTTGCTCCAGCCGATCAGCTTGCCCACGGCACGAACGAATTGATCCCACAGGGAGTTGACGCCCTTGGTGGCTTGTTTGCCGGGCAGCGGGATGTTGGACAGCGCCTTCTGGAAGTCGGGGTTGGTAAAGGACTCCGCCACGAACTCCTTGACGTTGGTCAGGCCGTTGTGTCCCTCCAGCCCATACTGGCTGGCCACCGACTTGGCCGTGTTGTAGTTGGAGTTCAAGTTCTGCACAGCGCTGCGCTGGTCCGGCGTGAGTTTGGCCCCCGGCTCCAGCGCCCGTGAGGTCATGGCGTGCATGTACTCATGCGCCAGCACCCGCTCGTTGGCGGGCTCGGCCAGATGGATAGTATTGGTCGCGTGATCGTAGGCACCCGCCTTGTCGGACGGCAGCGTCTTGTCGAACATGACGGCCTTGGGCGCCAGATGCGGGTAGGCCAGCGCCACTTCGCTGACTTGCTTGAGCAGCGGATTCTGCGTGTCCTTGCCAAGCCGTGCCATGGCCGCCAGCGGGTCACCGTTGAAAGCCACCACATCTTGCATGTCTTCGCTGATCGGCGCGTCCTTCTGCACCTTACCGGAATAGAAGTCATCACCCGGTGCATAGTCCTGCGGGTTCTCGCCTTTCTTCGATTTCTCGTACTCGGCGATCGCCTGATTCCAGTCATCCGGCGAGAAGCTGGCCTTGGTCTTGTCAGCCGTAATCATGGACGCTTTGCGTGCGTCTTCAGCCTGCATGGCCGCGCGGGCGCGCTCGATGGCTGCCAAGCGATCAGGCGACAGGCTGCTCAGTGCAGGGTTGCCCCGGACCGTTCCTCGTACACTGTCGACAGCCAGTCCACCAGGAACTTGGCTTGGTTCTCCGTTATTGTTGGGCAGTCCATTGGCCAGATCGCCCTCTGGTGCACCATGAAGTCCCACAGGCTGCTCACCTGGGAGTCCGTCAGCCGCACCTTGTTGTCCCCGTCCACCAGCAGGTAGCCTTCCTCCATTTCCGTCTCCGGTTTGCGCTTGCACATCAGGGCCAGCACGCCGACCAAACCCAGCAGGAACATTTTCATTTTTGACCCCGTTAATGCCGAGCACGGGTTCTTCACCGGGAGCGGCTTTGAGGAAGCTGCTGCGCTGCTCGCCCAGTGCCACACCGGGCGGCAGTTTCAGGCTGGGTTGCCCTTGATCGCTGTTGCGCAGTTGAGCAATGCGCTGCTTCAGGTTGTCACGGATTTCGTCGATGCGGTTCATCATCGACGTGTATTGCTCTGCGTTCTTCTCCGTCATGCCCGTGGCCAGCACGTTGTCACGGTAGCGGCGCAGTTCTTCGTTGACAGTGCGCAGGTTGTCCAGGTCGCCCATGTCCAGGCCGACGATACGCTTCATGGCCGCCGCGCGCGGGAACACCGCGCCTTCAAACGTGGCAGGCGTGGAAACCTCGGGTTGCGGCGGGGCGTCGGTGGCACGTCGGTCCATGGCCTGCTCCGGCTCCAGGCCGGCCAGCAGGGGCTGCTCCATCGGGTTGGGCGGCTCAACCGGCTGATCCGTTGCGCGCCGGCCTTCCGATATGGGATTCTCCATATCGGGGCGGAAATCACCCAGCACATCAGGCTGGTTCTCGGTGAAGGCGGCGACTGCGTCCGGGTTACGCTGGGCGGCGTCGCGCGATGCAATCTCGTCCTGCACGCCGGCACGGATACGCTGGGACAGCTCGTCGTTGAACTGCTGCTGGCGCGCGTCGTTCTGGCGCCAAAACTCACTTGCACGTGAGGATTGTTCAGCCTGTTCTTTGGCGCGCTGCGCGTCCTGGGCTGCGTAGAACTGCTGGTCTATGCTGTTGGGGTTCTCCGGGTCGTACCGGGCCGCTGCAGCCTGCTCGTCGTTGAAGCCCTTGGTCTGGCCACGCTCAGCCATCTGCACCCGGTCATCGTACGCCTTGGCTGCATCACGAATCTGGCCCTCGGCACCGTGCCGGGCGCGCGCACCAACACCCAGGCCAAAAAACGGCGACATGGCGGCGGCGCCAATGGCACCTTCGCCGTAGGCCTTTAAAGCTTCGTCGTCCACCAGCGGCTGGCCAGCGGCCAGGCGGCGCGTACCTTCGATCGCCGTGTTCATGCCGGCGCCCAGGGCGGCGTTGGCCCCCGTCTCGGACAGGAAATACTGCAGGCGACCGCCCAGCTTGTTGATGGCGACGTCCTTGGTAATCTCGCCTTTCAATACCTGCGGCACCAGGTCAGCCGCGGCGCGCTCGGCCATAGGTGCGGCTACACCGGAGAACATCTTGCCGAAGCCGAACTTGTCGATCGCGCCTTGCACCAGACCCAGCCCCAAGCTGGTGGCCAAGTCACCACTGGACAGATCGGTTTGGCCGGACACATCCTGCTTGCGCTTGATGTTGGCGCCGGATTCCTCGCCGGTCAGCGCGCCAAGGGACAAGGCCGGACCCACGCCCGGCACCGCACCCACTGCCAAGGCCGGACCATACCGCCCGATCATGGAGCCTGCTTGCTCTTTGAGCCAATCAAAACCTTTACCCGCAGCCGGACCCAGCCCCTGGTCGTTGTAGGCGTTGCCGATATCGTCCAGCGAGGTCGGGTTGAAATTGCTCTCGCTGCCCTGCCGGTTGGATTTGGAACGCTGGGTATAGAAGTCAGCCGCGCTGTCGTTGCCGAACTGCTTGGCAATCTGCGACATGGTGGTGTCGATATCGGCCAGCGCGCCCTGGCCCGCTGACTTCAGGGCCGGCATGAAACCTTTGGTGTCAGGGAATTGATCGGGGAAGCGCTGCATCACCATACGGCGTGCAGTCTCCTGATCGACGCTGTCGTCGACTTCTACGCTGCGCCCGTCCGGCAGTTCGATGTTATATGCCATTTACTTGACCCACTGGCCGTTGGGACCGATCTTCAGCGTGCCGCTGGGCGCGTTACCTTGCTGGCGGTTGATCTTGTTGCGATCTTCCGGGCTCATGCGCGACAGCACATAGGCTTCGGCTTCGTTGCGCAACTGATCCGGCGTCTTGTTCATGTTCTGCACACCGCCCATGCCCTGCTGCGCACGCTGCACGTAGTTGTTCACTTCGGTGTCGAAGTACTGCTGCACGTTGCGGCGCTCCGTCTCGTCCTGCTTGCGCTGGCCCAGCTCGCCCTTCATCGCTTCGTTCTGCATGCGCAGGCCGGCCAGAGCCATGTTGGCCTCCATCTGCGACATGCGGCCTTCGGCTACCAACTGCGCAATCTCGGCGCGCGAGTTGGCGGCTTGCAGTTGCACGTTGTGGCCGAAGATCGAGGCGCGGTTCTGCTGGTCAGCGCCGTACATGCTGGCCTGCGTCTGATAGTCACGCGACTCGTTGTCGTGGATGGTGTTCATGATGGCTGCGGCCGTCTGCATGTCACCCTGGGCCGCGGCGCGCTGGGCCTGCAACACCTTGATGCGAACGTCGTCTGCGGTGTCCATGTCCTTGTCAGCCAGCCGCTCGCTGTCGCGCTGGGCCTTGAGCGCAGCCAAGCCGCCCTCGCCGATGCTGCCGGTGAAGCTGGGGTTCTTGGACGCCATCATGGACAGACCCATTTCCAGGGCCGAGTCCTTGCCGGCATTCTGGCGGCGATCTGCTGCGCGGGCAGCGCGTGCTTCGGCAATGTCGTTGGCGCGGCCGTAGATATCCGGCAAGTTGGCAGCAATGCGCTGCTGGGCGGCCAGCACATCGTCCATGCTGTAGTTGGAAGGGGCGTTGGGGCGCACCGGGGCATCAGGCACAGCCATGGGCTGTAGGCCACCCGCAGGGCCAGCCGCGGCCGCAGGGGTGCCACGGGTCAGCACAGAAGCCAGGCCGCCGACAGCAGGGGCAGCGCCGGCCGCAGCCACGCGCGCGCCGAGTTCATCGCTGGTGGAGTGGGTGTCGCCGGTCTGGCCGCTTTCCAGGCGGTCGATTTCGCGCTGCACGACGTCGGCGCTTTTCGTGTCGCCGGCCATCATGTACTTCTGCCACTCCTGTTTGAGTAAGGACAGGCGGTCCATGCCACCACCGGCAACGGCTTGGGCGGCGTCGGCGATCGGAGCAGGCGTATCAGGCGGCATGGACATACCGCCCAGCGCTGCAGGCGGCACGAACCCGGGGCTGGAGGCGTTGGGGTTGAAACCCGGCGTGGCCGTGGTCGGCCGGCCCAGGCCATTGATGAAGCCCAGCATGCTGCGCTGGCTGTTGCCGATCATGTCGTCGATGCCCGGTTGCTGACGGATGTCGCCATACCTGGGCTGCGGCATCAAGCCTTCCAGATAACGGCCGATCTTCACGATCGGAGCCACGTCTTCATCGTCCACGCTACCGCCATCGGCGTAGCCCACGATGCCGCCTTCCTTGAAGCCTTGCGGCGCCTGCATATTGAGCGAACCCAGGCCGCCATCCTGTGCTTCGAGGTCTTGCGCCACGGTGGTTTGCGGGGCCGGCTGCTGCGGGGCTTGCGCTTGCTGGCGCGTCTTGGCGCGGCGCTGCATTTCCATCAGCACCATGAACGGCGGCACAGCCTGCGACGGCTGGTGCAAGTAGCCCTGCAACGATTGGTCGGGCACCTTCTGGAGCTGAGCCTGCAATTGAATCAAGTTTTCCACGTTACCCCCTTAGCCCAGCATGCCACCCAGGGCGATCAAGCTGCCCAGCCCCTGCGAATACGGGTTCGCGCCCAAGCCACCGTACTGCGTCGAAGTCAACGTCGGTCCCGGCAGGCCGCTCATGATGCCCTTCTCGAACTGCAACTGCTGCATGGGCCACATCTGCGCCTGCATGAAACGGTTGTAGTTGGCGTTATCGGCTTGGAAGTCCTGGTTCCACAAGCTGTTGCCAGCCGAGGCCAAACCACCCAGGGCGGACAGTTGCTGATTGCCGACGGTCGCGCCGATGTTGCCCATGGCGCTGCCCATGCCGCCCATGCCGGTGTAACGGCCCACGTTGGCGTTGTAGGCGCCCAGCTTGGCGGCTTCCTGCGAGATCATGGCTTGCAACTGCATGGCACCTTCTTGCTGGCGCTGCTGCTCGTTGAACTGCGAGTTCTGCAGGCCGGTCTTGCCATAATCCATGGCGGTGTTGGTGTTGAAGATGTCCTTGCCCAGCACGTCTTCGCCGTACTTCATCGCGTTGGCAATGTTGTTCTGCTGCATACCGAGCCAGTCTTCGCCGTACTTCTGCTGCATGCTCTTGTCGAACTGCTGCGCGTTCAAACCTGCCAGGCCATATTGCAATTGCTGGCCAGAGTTGAATTTGGAAGCGTCCAGACCCATGCCGGCGGCCGTGGCCTTGGCCTGCTGCTCGGCGTTGAACTGCGCCATGGCTTGCTGCCACGCGCTGTCCAGACCCTTGGTCTGGATGTCGTTGAGCAGTTGATCCTGGTCGCGCTGCGCAGCTTGATTCACGAGCCCGGCGCGCGATCCGCCAAACGCGCCTTGCTGCGCAGCCGTGGCGTCGCGCTGCTGCTGTTGCTGGGCGAACGTACGATCAGCTTCACGCTTGGCGATATCCACCACCCCCTGCATGTAGGGGTCCATGTACTTCTCGGACGTACCCGCGGCGGTGAAGCTCTCCGGGTTGTACGTGTTGGCCACCTTATCGGGCGCGGCAAACATCTGCAAGGGCGACGGTGCGCCATACATCTGCAGTTGGTTCGGTGCGCTATAGATGCCCACATCGTTGGGCTTGTTGAACATCTGCACAGCCTGCGCGTTGTACGGGCTGTAGATGGAGCCGGCCGAATAGTTGCCCAGGCTGGACAAGCCACCGAAGGCGTCGTTGAGCATGTCGCTGCCACGACCGAGCTGCCACGCCGGTTGGAAGTCGGCGAAGCCTTGCGCGGCCTGCTGCGTGTAGCCGTTGGAACCCGGTGCGCTGCCGTACGATTGGAACGGCAGCGTAGACAGCGCTTGCGCGCGCTGAGCCATGTCGTCGTAAAACGGCTGGTAGTATTGGCTCGTCGCCTGCTGTTGCATGCCGACTTGGTTCAGGCCGCTTCCCATTTCCTACTCCTTATCTTCCAGCGCTTTGAAGTAATGCGCCCACGAGGTTTCAAAGCCGGCCGGCGAAAACCACTTCTTCCAGCCAGGACGACCTTGAATGTCGATTCCTTTACATCCGTTGCCGCGCGCGAACTGCTCGAACGCATGCAACATTTGGGGCGCCATTTCATCCATGACGCCGTCACGCCCGCCGCAATTGAGCACCATCAGGTTCTTCCCCAGCGGGAAAGCAGCGATCTGCGTGGTGGCATAAAAGTGCACAACCTCGTCTTCGTCGTAGATGATCCACGTCTGGATTTCGGGGTTGAGCATGGCCTTGATGACGCTGTCCACGCCAGCGCGGCCGTACAAATACGGCTCCATCTTGCGGACGTAGCCGATCACTTTGGGCAGTACTTGGTTGATGTGTCCGTGCGGGACTATTGTGATTTGCAGGTTCATTTCAGGAACTGGTTAGGGTTGATGCGCGGAGCTTGCTTCGAGCGCCCGGTGCGCGCTTGCCGGATGCGTGAGACCATGCTGTCGAGCGCCTTGCCGCCGGCGCTGGACGACCCGTTGCCGATGTGGGACACAACATCAGCCGGCACGATGTATTCGTCCGTGGCGATCGCGGCGGGATGCTGGCCGTCGATCACAGCCGGGATGTCGTCGCTCATGCCATCACCAGGGCCAACGGCCAAGCCGCCGCCAGCGAAGTTTTGCTGCTGGGGGCTGGCATAAGCGAACGCATCATCCAGCACCGGGTCACCCGGGCCTTGCAGCACTTGGTTGGCCACGGTGCCAGGGATGCCCGCATCGGCTTCGGCCTGCTTGCGGCTGCGATAACGGCTGCGCAGCGCGGAGACGGCCTTGTCGTGCGGGCTAACATACTTTGGGCGGCGGCCACCTCCGATCGAGGCCAGACCGCCCGCGGCGTAACCGCGCGGAGCATATTGCACCTGCCCGAATTGCTTGGTGCTGGGGTCGAAAGAGCGGCTGGCCGTCAGGAAGCCCGGTGCCTGCGGCATCGTCCACGGGGTGAACTTGGGCATGCCGTTGTGGCCCGACAGACCAGCGATGGCGCCTGCGCCCAGGCCGCCCAGCTTGAGCAGATCGCCCAGGCTCATGGTCGACATTTTCTGGCCGGCCTTGGAAATACCGTTCTGCAGGATATCCATCAAACCACCGCCGCCACCGGACGCGCTGCCCAGCGCGGACAAGGTGCCGTTGGCCGACGCTTCAGGCAGGGTCTCGGACCACACACCTGGGTCGAACCACGACGGGTCGATCATGGCGCTGTCCAACCCCCCGGCTGCGCCCAAACCGGCGATGGAGTCGGCGCCAAACTCAGCACCGCCCAGCGCAGTATCCAGGCCAAAATTGCCCAGGCCTCCCATCGCGCCGGCATCACCCAGTCCGGCCAAGCCACCGATGCCGCCAAACGGCAAGGTCGCTGCGGTCAGAGCCAGGCCGGGGTTATCAGCAATGCCTTGGACGACGCCGCCCACTGCATCACCTACCCCGCCCAGCACATCGCCGATCCCATCAAACAAGCCACCCATATCCTTCTCCTACGGCAGTACAACCGACAGTGCGCCGGTCACAGGGTCTGCATACACGTCACCCGGTGCCAAGCCAGCAGCGCTAGTCGGCAACAAGGACAAATTCAAAGTCGAGCCGTGCAAAGGCCCAATAGCATTCAAGCGTTGCACCAGCGCGTTCAACTCGCGGATCAACCCCATCACATGGCGCATGTCGTACTGCGCCGGCGGGTTCTGCAAGGACATCGGTTGCACAGGGAGCGCCATTATTTTTTCCCATCCGGTTGAATTTCGATCCGCGGCACGCCCAACTGCCATGCCACGCCAAGGTCCGTGCTTTCGATGCGCATCTTGATCTGGCGCCCGCGCAGGCGAACATCCAGCCGCTCGGTAAATTGGTCGTAGGGCACGCTAACGCTTCGCGCGACAGAAGTCGCGTCACCGTCCTTATACGCGCTGCCAGGGCTGTTGCGCGGAGTGAGGGTGAGCACGATGCTCGGGTTGTTGGCCGTCGAACCGGAGAACTCCACATCGGGGATCACACGCTTGACGAAGCTGAAGTTCTCGCCGTCAGCCAGGTCGAAGTCGGACGTTTCAATCCACGAATTGATCGGCTGGGTACGGTCGTCGTCATAGCCAGCTTCGTGGTAATACAGGTTGCTGTCGGACGCAGCAACCGGGTACTGCTTCAAATGCGAGTCCAGCCAAGCGGTGCGATGCATCGTGCCCGGATACCACAGGTTCTCCGCATAGTTGTAGACCACGTAGCGGTCGATCGTGCTGCTGTTTCCCGAGCAGTAGAACCACCACACTTCCGAGAAAGCCTCGTTGGACCCGGAGAAAACCTGGGACGCTTGCTGCGTGTTGAAGTCGTCGAACACATATCGCACCAGGGTGCACGGCAACGTCTGCGCTTGGCCGTTATAGACGTAGAACTTGTCAGTGCCCATCCAGAACGTATTGGCGCCGGCTACCACGACAGCGTTGGGAGAAATGATGGATATGTTGTCGGCCACCGGCAGCATGCCGAACACCAGCGGATAGCCGATGAACTGCATAGCGAAAATGGTGCTGTCGGTGAAGACCAGAATCTGCGCGCCGTAACGCACAGCCGTCACGATGTAGTTGCCCGACGAGCAGCGCAACTCACCAGCCGTAGTCGTCAGCGCGTCAATCGTCCAATTGGTGTAGGACTCAGCCGTAGCCCAGCGGATCAGGAGCGGGTCTTGCGCCGTGTCGCCCACCTTGTTGGTACCGAAGGCGATCAGGTGACGGTCGGCCGTAGACATCAGGAGCTTGGTCGCCACCACCGGCACATCAGATGCACCTGCTGCCGAAGTCAGCGCGATGGCGCGCGTGCCGAACCCGACGCCGTTGTTGTAGCGCCAAAGGTAGATGCGGTCGTTGCGGATGCAAAACAGATGATCTTCGCCGAAGGCTTCCTGGGACCACAGGCGCAGCGCCACCGATTGCACCGATTGCGTTGCCGGCGAGCCCCACGTGCCGCGCCCCCAAAAGCCAGCACCCCAGCCGCGACCGGCCGACGAAATGGATTTGCCGATGGAGATTTGGTACGCCGCCACCGGACTGCCGCCGCCCGTCGTGGTGGCTGTTGCCGCCGTGCTGCCCTGGATGGTGTAGTGGTCGGCATCCACGTAGGTAATCTGGAACTCTGCGTCGAAGACGATGCCGGCAGCCGGCGTCGAAGACGAAAAAGTCACATAGTCGCCGTTGGCCGCGCCATGCCCCACGTGGGTAACGGTCACCGTGGTAGAACCGATCGTGGTGCTGAAAGGGCTTGTCAGCGTCGTCGAAGAACGCAGGGGGGTGATGTCGTAAAGGGAGCCGCCATGCTCGGCGTAGTACTTGATGTTGGTGCCGATGGCCAGGATGTTGGTCGAGTCCAGCGTGACCCAGTTGAACAGGCCGCGCGCCGAACCCAGGACGGTCTGCCCCATGTAGCTGATCCAGCCGCCGATCTTTTGGGCGGTACCGGAGCGGAAACGGACTTTGTCGCAGGCGAAGAACCCGCCCTCATTGGCGTAGTTCGTGTTGCTGCGGTCAATTCCAGGCTTAAATTTCAAGCGTTGCAGAGGCATGGCGATCAGGTCGTGAAAGAAGAAACGCCTTGCCTCTCAGCAAGTGCCGGTACTTTACACCGGAAACCTACCTCAAGGCAAGGCGTTGCCAAAAAATTACTTGGCGTCGCTGCGCGGGAAAGCGCCGGTAGCGTTGTAGACCGCCACCATGCTGGTAATCAGCGGCTGCGCCAGATTCCACAGCGCCTCGAACGGCACCGTCATGTCGCTGGCCGCTTTGTAGGAGGCGTCCAGGGTCTGACGCACCATTTCCAGCTTCTGCTGGCCCACGCCGTTGAAGGGCAGGGCAGCTTCCACGGTCTTGACCGCTTCGGAAATCAGCGGGATCAAGGACAGGAAAATCTTCAGGATGGTAAGGAACTGCATGGTGAAACTCCTTTAATAAGTGCACACAAGTTTGACTTCCACTCCATCGACCGAGTCGACGAACTCTTTCACCCGGCTACTGCTCTCCGGGCGGCCCTGCTCGAAGATCAGTCCCAGCCTCGGACTGCATTGCGTCTTCGTAGGGGTCGGATTGCTCGGGCACGGGCTTGGGCGGGAGCAGTCCCACTGTTTTGCTGGTGGCATTGTTGAGCACGATGTTGAGGATGACAGCAGCAACACCACCACCAATGAGGTCGGCCGTATCCGCATCGACCTGAAAGGGCAGCTCAACCCCCCACACCTTGACAGCGGCCAGCACCAGCAAAATGAAACCGCCGATAGCGTTGCCGTAGTCTTGAACACGCTTGTAGGCGCGCGGGTTAGCTACAACCTGCCCAACCCGCAGCACGTCGAGCAATGCTTTGATTTTCTCCCACATTCTTACCTCCCAGTGCCCGCTCGGGCACGATCATCAGGCCCATTACAAGGCCAATCACGAGGCCGAACAGCGCCTCACCGAAACACCTAGTTATCCTGTGCCGCATAATCGAGATCATCCGCAATACGATTCGCCCACCCACGGCCGAACTCCAGCCACGTCGTCAGCTTGGCCATGAACCGCAATCGTTGCGAGAGAAACCGAATCAACGCATCCGATTCATCCATGGCTTCATACGCCGTGGCCGACACCGGCCCCCAATGTCCGTCATCCGCAACCTTCGCCGCGCGCTGCAGCATGCGGATGGCGTTGCCGATACCGTGATTGACCGCGGCATCAAACACTTGGTACACGACAGAGTCGTGCAGTCCTACGCCGCAGTTGCGCCAAAAGTCAGCGTAGTAGATGCGCTTGGCATCTTCGCGCGTCAGCTCCTTGATGTTCAGGTGCGGGTAGCTGCGCTTGGAAATCCCCCACTTGGTTTCGCCGCCAGGGTCTTTTTCATTGAATGTATAGCCGCCTTCGTTGCCCAGCACCCGGTCGAAAGCGGTGTCAAATTCAACTGTCTTACCCATGGCGCGAATACCAGATGCCAGCGATACCCAACACCAAACCAGAGCACCACGCCACAAACTTAGCCAGGAGGTTGGCAATCTTGATGCTGGTCTCGATCTCGGTGAGCTTCTTCAGCACCTGCTCCATCACGGCTTCGGCCTTTTCAGCGCGTTCCGTTTGCAGCTTGATTTCTTTTTCCATTTGCGTGACGCGACTGCTCATGCGTTCGTTGTCGAGTTTCAAATCGGCGATGGAGCTGCGCAGCTTGTTGAACTCGTAGCGCCCATCCTCCATCGGAAGTGACGCTTTTTCTTTTTCCGTGCTCACTCCAACTCCCCCTTCAGTAATAGATGTAGACCGTGAACCCCGTTCCAGACGTCATGTTCCATCCCCCGTTCCACACCCACACCGCAGTCAGCGTGTTGGCGTTCCAGAAGTAGCTGGCTTCGGATGCATAACCGAATGCGCCCGAGCCGTTGTTGTTTTTTACCGTGACGCCGTGTATCCAGGTCGCACCGGGATTGGTCGTGTTGGTCAGCGCAAAGGTGCAGGTGTTGTTGTTGCTCTGCCCTATTTCCACCATCGTGGCGCCTTTGACGACCACACTGCCAGTCAGCGAACCAGCAACACCACTGGACCAGCCAACAAAGCCGGTAGCAGTGCCAGCCACACCCGTCTGGCTGATGCGCACAGCGCCATGCATGCTGTCCATGGAAACCGGGCCGCCCGCGCGCGGGCCACGTGCAAGCATCCGCATTTCGATGTCGTTGAGCGTAATCACCTGGTTGTTGCCATATCCAACAGCCAAGGCAATATCCTGCAGCGACAAGGGTCCAGTAGGGTTGATGGTAACGACGGCCATTACTTCACCTTGGCTTCGAGCGCGGCGATGCGCTCTTGCATAGCGTGCGCGGTATGCACCATCTGCACACCGAAGTCGCGCAGCTTGATGAAGTCACGCGCCAACTGGATAACAGCCACCAGGGCGGCATTGCCGTAGGCGACGGACAGCTTTCCGTCTTCGTCGCATTCGATCGCTTCAGGCAGCAGCTTCTTCAAGTCCTGGGCGGAGACGCCGGCAAACCGTTTCTTGGTGTCTTTGAAGTTGTAGGTGCCGTACTGCACCTTGGTCAATCGATCGATAAACCCGACGCGCAGCGGCTGCCAGTTTTCCTTGTAGCGCGCGTCCGAAAAGGCGCTGATGTTGCCGTTGGCGACGATGGTGCCAGTAGAGACCAGGGCCGCAGCGGTCACCGTCTTGGCGAAGTCCACCGTTCCATCGGTCTCCATTTGCATGGCGTCCACGCCATTCTGCTGGAGGGCAAAGGGCAGGCCGCTGGCATTCATCACCACGCCCGTGGCCGTGCCGTTACCATCGACCTCGGCGCCCCACGAAGCAACCTTGGTACCCTTGAAGTACAGGTTGAACTCGGAGCCCACCGTGCCATCCACGGCGATACGACCGAAGTTGGGCGTCATCGCCTCGCTGCGGTTGACGCCAAACGAACCGTTGACCGCCCATATCGCGGCCGCGGTGGAGAGCTTTTGCGGGGTCACACCACCGTTGGATGATCCAGAGCCTGCCGCCACCACGTTGGAGCCATCACAGAACACGATCGCTGCATCACCGTTGGCGATCACCACGCCGCTGCCGGAAGGGGTCTTGATCTGGATACCGAAGCCGCCCGCCGTGATGTTGCGCACGATGTACCACTTGGATACGGCCGGGACGATGATATTGCGCTGAATCGACAGCACGCCGGAAATGACCAGCATCGCGTTGCGCGCTTCATCAGCGTTGCCGAACTGGACCGACAGGGTGTAATCCGCGTCGTTCAACGGTACCGTCACGATGCCG